TACAGCGTGTTGAGGTCCGAGCGGCGGATCCGCCAGCCGCGTCCGGTCTTGATGGCGGGCAGCGTACCGTCTCGCAGGAACCCTTTTAGCGTGGCCACCGGCAGCCCGGAGTACTCGGCGGCCGCGTCCAGGGTTAAGAACAGCGGTTGCGGCGCCGGGCGGGCGGCGGCCTGCAGGAAGTCGATCAGGGCGGGCAGCGTACCGGCAGCGGCGCGAGGCGCCATCAGGGCCGTTTCGTTCGATGGCTCGGCGGATCCGGCCATGACGAACGGTTTGGGCTGCGCGGTGGCCGCTTCCAGCTTGGCGACGTCCTCCGGATTCAGGACGGGCATGGGCCGCCGTCCGGAGACCCGGACATAGGCTTGTTCCAGGTCGCCGCGGGCGATCATGCGATCGATTGTTTTGGTATGGACGCCGAGGCGCTCTGCGATGGACGCTTTCGAGGGCCAATCGACGTGGGTATCTTTTCTCATGCCACCGATGGTACGGGACACGTTTCGGCAAAGTCCAGTGGTGTCTATTTGCTGTCCCGATCAGCGGCCGCTATCACACCAGAAACGGAACAAGCCGTCTAACTCGATTCGGGTCAACGCGATGCTCCGCTACTTTTAGAGACATGGCAGATACGATCGGCACTGTTCCTGTTCCCGCGCCGACGCCAGCGGGGACGTTTCCTCTGATTCCCGATTACCCGCTCGGCACCCACATCGAGCCCGTTTTCACCATCCATCGGTTCCTTACGGCCAACGCCAAAATCGAGCAGCGGTTCAAGCTCGGGCGCGGCGTCACTGTCTGGCAGGTATCGTTCCGCGAAGTGACCCAGACCGACATGGCGGCGGTCCGTTCGTTTTGGGCGGGGCACTTGGGCGCGTTCGTGCCGTTCACGTTTCTCGAGCCGCAGGCCGATGGCACGACCGTTCCGCGGACCGTCGTATTCGCCGACCAGCCGCTATCGTTTGAGCAGTTGCGCGACTGGATTTCGGCCGGCACCTTAACCCTGGTGGAGTGGCCGACGACGTTCCCGACCTACACCGTTACCACCGTCGCCGATCGCTACCCGTCCGCGGCGCTGGAGACGGCGCTCACCGGCCAGGTGCAGGAGTTGGTGCAGTTGGTGACCATTCGGCCGCTCGAGGCCGGTTATCCGCCGATCTATTTAGCCGATCGGAAATGCACCTTGCACATACCGGTCACCGCAGACGCCGCTTTCAACGCCCGGCTTGTCACCCATTCCGGATTGGGCCAGACGGTGGGCGGGTCGAGCGACTTCATTCGGCTGACGTTCGGCAATGCGGACCGGGTCATGACGAAGGTGGCCGAGTCCACCGACCTCTATTTGGCCGCCGTCCAGTTCTCGCTGTTCCACGTTGCCACCGGGACGATGATAGAAGTCTGGAAGGGGATAGTCGACAATTACCGGCCGGCCAATGATACCGAGTGGGTTCTCGAGTGCCTGGACGGCGCCGCCGATCTCGGGCAGCAGTACCCGATGCGGCGCCTCATGCCGCTCTGTGGAAAGAAGTACAACGACCCGCTCTCGGGCTGTCCGTGGTCGACCGCATCCGGCACGCTTGATTTGATTCACTTTCCGTCGGCGTCGTCGGCCACTTGCGATCGCGGATACGAGACGGCCAACGGCTGTCTTGCCCACGTGATGAAGCGCTACTTTGGCGGCGTACAAATCGACCCGCAGACGGTCCGGGTGAAAAACAACGAGACGGGTTGGTTCGGGTTCGGCCGGACGATGATCACGAGCACGTCCATGGTTTCCGATTCGGCGATGGGCCAGCCGTTGGCGAAGATCATCACCGACGTTCCGATTCCCGTACCGTGCCAGATGATCGCCGGCCGGGATGAGGGGGACTTTTACGAGGCGCTCGGCGTAGTGGGCGAAGGGCCGTTGACGTTCGGCCGCGGGTCTTACGATTCGGCCGGGAATCGGCGCATGCACACGCTTGACGGCCAGCCCAATCACGGCGATCCCGGGCCGCTCGGGTTGCGCGAGGTGACCGGCACCGAGCCGGCCGGCCCCTCCGATTGGTTCTCACTCGACCAATCTGGCAACCAGACCGGCGGGGATTGGCGGAAAGTGTTTTCTGGCAATTCGACTTATCTGGACAACTTCGTTTCGAAGGTCGCTTTCCTGGTGATACGCCGGGCCGACGAGAAGGGGTTCCAACTCACGACCCTGGACGAGCACAACATGATCGCGATCGTCGCCGGCGGGCTGACCGGTCCGGGGTGGACGGCGCCCGGGTTTCGGACCACGGTCAGTCTCACCAACCCGATTTGGTTTGCGGTCACGTTGTGGCTCGAGGCCCACGGACTGCTCTTGGCCGACACCGCGACCCAGGAGAAGTTTCTCGACCTTCCGTCGCTGATCACGGCCGCGACGATCTGCAATACCCAAGTGCCGCGCCTGATCGGGACCGGTATGGAGACGCAGTTTAAGTTCATGGGCCTGTTGCGGGACATCAAACCGCTAAAGGATTGGCTGCAGGAAGTCCTGAATAACTGCCTCGGGGATTGGCTGATATCGAACGGAAAACTTAAGGTTGTCATTCGCCAGGACTCCGCGGCCGAGGCCAGTTTCACGCCGGGAAACATCGTTTATGGAACGCTGATGCTCGGTCCGATCCGGCCGGCGTTCAACCGGCTAACGGTCAACTTCGCCAATTCGGACTATGATTTCGTGGCCGATGCGTTGCAGATCCGGGATAACGACAACATCGATTTGACCCGCCGTACCCGCGACGGCTATTTGAATCTCGCCGGTTCGGCCAGCAAGAGCCAGGCCGGGCGCATCGGGTCCGTTCGGTTGCGCGAGGAGCTCGGGGGGATAACGCCCGCCGAATGGAAGGCGGCCCGCGAGGGCGGGTTTAAGACCACCGTTCTGGCGCTCGGGATGGAGCTCATGAAGGGGCTATCGATTGACGATCCGGACGTGCCCAGCGGCCGCGGAATCTTCCGGTGCACCAATTGGACGCTCAACCCGGATATGTCGCTCGACATTGCGATCCGGACCACCACCGATTCGATGTACGACCTGATAGTCGGGCCCAAGGCGGTAGACGTGCCATCCAACCCGTTGCCGGTGGAGTTCTACCCGTTTCCGCTCAAGTCCGCATGGTGTCCCAATCTGGAAACATACGGGGCGCTCGACCAGTATTTTTCCGAGGACCAGCGGACGTTCCGTCTCGAGTACGATTACCGCGACCAGGCCGACACCGGCAAGGAGGCGCTCGTTCTGGTGACCGGCGATTTCCCGGTGAACGATCCGCTGGCGTCAACGGTTCCGCCGAACATCACCGGCCAGTCGTTCCTCCACACTGGCGGCGCTCTGGACACCAGCCGGAACTACTTCTTTCAGGTGTGCTGCCGGGACGCCGCCGGCCGGTTCAGCCCGCCGTCCAATATTCGGCGGATCTACTTCGGCGGGAGCGTGACGCAGACCGGCCAGATTACCGCGGTCGATATCGAGTTGCCTGGCGGCACCTGGACCAAAGCGGTGCTGTTCGTCGGTGTGACGGAGCAGACGATGTGCCAGCAGATGGAGGTCGACGCCTCGAGCGGCGTTCTGCCGGCCAGCATTACGTTCAACGGGCCGTGGAAGCCGAGCACCTACAACGCGCCCTCGCCGGTGCATCGAAACGTCCGCATCAAGGTCAAGATGGCCGAACATGGGGGCGTCGTCGGCGCCCAGGTGGTAACCCTCGACCAGCCCGGGAACACGATTATTCTGGGCGGCCCGGTCGCCAACGATGCAAGCTGGATGGGCCGCGTCCTGTCCGTCATTGCTCGGGCTGACAATGGGCCAGTACCGCCGACCAACTTCGCTATCCTCGAGCACGATCCGGTGACCGGGGAGATGCAGTTGTATCCGCCTATAGCGCCAGATGAAATCGCCCTGATGGACCTGGTGTACATCCGGTGCATTCCGACCACGCTGACGGCCACCACGATCGGGGATGCGCGGTTCGTTAACGCCGTCTATCCGGACGGCCTCGTTCCGGATGAAGAAGTCGGCATGCTGGTGCGCGGCATCAAGGGCGGGTATCCGCATCAACTTCGGACGATCATCAGCCACACCGAGACGGTTTATACGGTCGACCGGCCGTGGGACATCTACCCGGACTATTTCACGGTGGAGCCGGCCGGATGGGACTACGTGAGCGACGGTTCGCAGTTCAAGGTTCCGCTGGTGGGTCCGCCTCAAACCATCGAATGCAGCATCACCAACTACGTCAACCAGCCGATTGTGATCGGCGGATTCTTGGTCGATCGCAACGAGAACGAAACGGACGAGGCGTGGGCTGTAATCCGCGACGGTTATATTTTCGGAGAGGCCGGCAATGCCAGCGGCTTAGAGGGGACGATCGCTTATGCCTGATATTCAATTCCCAGACGCGTCACCTTACAACCCGAACGTGAAGTTTGGCGAACGGCCGAGCGCGTTCGACTTCGTTCCAGATCAGTTTTGGGCCGGGATCCGGGCAGGGACCGGGACCACCGACTTGACCGGGTGGGTGCAGGACGGTTTGGATTCCTTGGGCAGCGTGGGCGGTGGCATTCTGTATTTGCCGTGGGGCGTCTATCCGGTGAGGGACCTTGATGTCCCAGCGGGCGTAGAGTTGATTGGCGACGGGCGCCGGCGCACGTTCCTGCGGCGCCAGGCCACGCTCCCACCCGACCGCGGCCTGCTCAACTTCGCCGGCGATGGTTCGGCTGTTCGGAAGCTGGCGATCGACGGCATGGTGGTGACGCCGGCCGCCTATACTTACGCCGAGCTCACCGACCCGATGGAGTACAAGCTGACGGTGGATACATCGATTTGGATCCACGGTGGCGCCAGCGATATCAGCATCGAGCAGACTCTGATTTACCATACGGGCGGCTATGCCATCGCCGTGGATTCCAGGACCGGCGACATCAGGCGCGTTCTGGTTTCCGACGCCGACTTTGAAAATAACCGGCCGAACCTGGCCGGGATGCCGGGCGATCTCACCGCCGGCGGATGGGGTGGCGGGATCCATTACCAGGGCGACGGCGTCTCGCATGCCGTCAACGGCTTGCACGTTGATAAATCGCGGTTCCGGCGCGGCACCGGGAACCAGCTATGGGGCCATCTGTATGACTTCGGGAAGCTCCACACCGATATCAAAGCCACCGGCTGCCACTTCACCGATATCGGCCGGGACGGCATCATGCTCGGAGGCGTTTCCGGCGGCGTGGTTTCCGACTGCCACTTCCGGCGCATCGGCTATGTTTGCACCGACGACACGGCGCCGATCGGCACGCCCAAGTGGGTCAGCAACCAGTGGGCTGTGGGCCTGGACACGGCCGGGTTGGTCCGCGGCGTCAACTATACGAACAACACGTTCCTCAATTGCTTGGGCGCTTGCATGGACGGTGACGGCTATGCCGAGGGCACCGTATCCGGCAACATTTGCCGGGTGTCGAAACCGGACGAGCCCGAGTATGCCGAGGACAACGTGGCCGCGTGGCCGAAGGATTCAGAGAAACCATCTGCCTCGTACTGCTATGGGTTCCAGACCTCCAACTCGAACGGCATCGACTGGGCTGCCCGCGGCGCCAATATTACCGGGAACTACTTTTATAACTTGGGCCTCGGGGCGATCCGGTTGTACTCGGCGCGGAAGTGCAGCGCGTGGGGCAATACAATCTGGCATCCGGACGAATCGTTGGCCGTCCCGATCCTGATGGGCAATATCGGCGCCGGCGAGAACCAGCGGGCGCAGGACAACAGCATTGGAGAGAACACGGTCCATTGGAATCCGGCCGGCCAGAATCCGGTTGTATTCGAGGACAGGAATACATTCGCCTTCGCCAGCACGGATAAAAACTGGGTTGCCGGGCAGCGGATGTTCGGGACCGGCATGTACGAGTTCCGCAAGGACGCCGATACCGCCAGCATCACCGGCCGGGTGTATAGCTCAAACGTCGGCGGGCTGACCTCGCGCTCAGAGAACTACTTGCAACGCGAGGACGGTTATCTCCGAATGTACGGCGGCGACGATGCGCTGTTCACGCTGCTCGACCAGCACCTCATCGCCAACGTCGGCGCCGGGACCACCGGCGGGCCGCTGTTCAACGTCTCACTCAATGGCGTGGGAGGTGTGATCACCACCGGCGGACGCACCACGGTGGTGCTGGACGACGTGATGGCCACCGGTGTCCTCTACGCCGATCAGTTCTTCGCCCTCACCTACGCCACCCCCTTCCTGGACGCCAAGGCGAACCTCTTTGACGCCAACACCGGCCTCATGCGCTACAACGCAGTGGCTAAAAAATTCCAGATTTCGACAGCCGGCGGTGCCGGGGCCGGGCCGCGCGTCTGGGTGGATCTGGGAGCTGGCGGGTCCGGTGCGCCGGGCGGTCCCGACCAGAGCGTGCAGTGGAACGACGGCGGGGTCTTCGGCGGCAGCGCGGATTTCTTGTTCAATCGGACATCCAAACTTCTATTGGTGACCGAAGCGATCGCCACCGGCACCCGCAGCGCTTTGCCCATCTCTGACGTGATGGCCACCGGCGTCCTCTACGCCGATCAGTTTCTCGGCCTCACTTACACCGCCCCGTTCCCGGACGCCAAGGCCGATCTGTTCGACGACACCACCGGCCTCATGCGCTACAACTCGGCGGTTAAAAGGTTCCAGATTTCCACGGCCGGCGGGGCCGGGGCCGGGCCACGGGTCTGGGTGGATATGAGCGCGGCGGGCGGCGGCCCGGGCGGTCCTGATCAGGCGGTCCAGTGGAACGACGACGGGATCTTTGGGGGCGATGCCGATCTGGTGTTCAACCGGACCTCGAAAATCCTTCGATCCACCGTCGCGCTCTCCACGGGTGCCAGAGATTCCCTGGCGATCGCCGACATCGTGGCCACTGGTGTGCTGTACGGCGATTGCTTTTTGTCGCTCACCAACACGACCTTCGATGACACCAAAGCCAACCTGTTGAACGACAACTGGGGCTTGCTCCGGTACGACAGAACGGCTAAGAACTTCCAGGTTTCCACGTCCGTTTCAGCCGGTGCGCGGGTCTGGGTGAATACCAACTTGCAGCCCGTGACGCCAGGGTCCCCACTCCAGAGCGTGCAATTCAACGACGACGGCGTGTTCGCCGGTAACGCTGAGTTTTCCTGGAACAAGACATCTAAAATGCTCGTGGTGGTGGGGGCGATAGCGACCGGCGCTCGTACATCCCTCCCCTTTGACGACTCGCTGGCCACGGGCGTGGTCGCGGCGGACACCTTCCTCTCTCTGACGGATACCGTCCCCGACCCAACCAAGTCCAATATCCTACCCGCCACCTACGGGCTGATCCGCTATCTCTCCGCTGACAAGAAGTTCCAGACATCCAACTCCGTCACCGGGTTCCCCGCAGTGCGCGTCTGGAATGACCTCTACACCGGGGCCGCGCCCGTTCCCGGCGCTCCTTTGCAGAGCGTGCAGTTCAATGACAATAGCGCCTTCGCCGGCAGCGCCAACTTCTCTTGGAACAAGACCTCCAACACGCTCGTGGTTGTCGGCGCGATCGGTTTGGGCGTCCGCACCGCCCTGCCCATGACGGACCTAATCGCCAGCGGCGTGATGTCGGTAGATAACTTTTCCACCTTCACCGACGGCACGTTCGATGGGACTAAAGCGAACCTGTTCGACGGCAGCTACGGCCTCATTCGGTTCGACAAAACGCTGAAGAAATTCCAGATTTCGACCACCGTCACCACCGGCCCGAATGCGCGTGTTTGGGTGGACCTCTACACCGGCGGGGCCGTCGTCCCTGGCGGGGTAACCAACTCGGTGCAGTACAAGACCGCCACCGGCACCTTCGGCGGGGACTCTCATATCACCTGGGATTCGGTGGCGCGGATTCTCACTGTCGAAGGCGATACCAATAACGCGGCGTCGATTTACTCATCCTACGGGTGGATTCAATCTGAACACGGCTTCTATTCGCCGATGCCGGTCAGTGACAACGTGGTCAATATCCCGAATGGCGGGGTCACGGCTCGCAACCTGATCAGCATCCGCGACGATGAGGGGCCGGCGCTGAAGCTGGCCCGCACCACCGGTTCCGGCGGCCAGTCCGCCGACTTCCAATGGCGCATCGACGCCATGGGCGCGATGGTCCTCAAGGACTCGAAGAACTCTCTCGACCGGCTGACGCTGGAACAGAACGGCACGTTTAGCTTCTCGGGGGGAGACACGAATTTTGTCGATATCTCCTCGACATCCGGCTTCGTCCTCGCCAGCACCTCCGTGAGTGCGCCGCTGCTCCGAGCCAGCAACGCAAACGATACCGCCATCCAGGCGACCGCTGGCGGCATCCAGGTGAAGAGTGGGGCGCAGGTCGGTCAAGCACTCTACCTGAAAGCCTATCCCGATCCACTGGCCGGGCTGAATAATCCACCCACCACGGAGTTCGGGGTCGCGGCGACCTTCGGCGGGCTGGCCTATAAGAGCGGCACGCAGTACCGGGTCTGGAATGGGAGCGCCTGGACAACCGTGGATTTCGCCACCGTGGGCGGCGGGGTCACCAGCATCACCGGCACGGCCAACCAGATCGCCGCCACTCCGGCGACCGGCGCCGTCACCCTCACCCTGCCGCAAGACATCGCCCCCATTTCCAGCCCGACCTTCTCCTACCTCAACGTCACAAACGTGCTGTACGTCCGCAATGTGGCCGGGGATATGGCGAACTACCTGCGCCTGTTCGCCTATGCCAATACCTTTTACATTGCCGCTGTATCGAGCGCCGGCGCGGGAGTGGGTAGCGCCCTCAGTTTCCGCACCGCACCCGCGCAAGGGGATGAGATCGACAGGCTGCGTATCGGACCGACCGGGACGGTGTACATCTTCCCTTTCTACCAGGACGACAACAATAGCGGCGCGATCCTACAAGTTACCGGCTCGGTCACCGCCACGACCGGTTTTAACGCGCTTACCAACACCGCCCCAGACGCAATCCAGGCCAAAGGCGGCGGCGTTTGGGCCAAAAAACTTATCGGCGACATGGCGCTCTATATGCTGGGCAACGCCGCCTCATCAAGTCTCAATAATCCATCGGGAACGTATGGTGGGCTGGCCTACAAATCCGGCACCGAGTACTGGCTTTGGAACGGAGTCGCCTGGGTATCGATCAACTTCGCGACGGTGGGCGGCGGGGTGACATCGATAACCGGCAGGGTCAACCAGATCACCGCCAGTCAAGCCACCGGAGCCGTCCAACTGACACTGCCGCAGGACATCGCCACCACCTCTACCGTGACCTTCTCCAGTGTCTACGTGACCGAAAGCGTCTATGTGGGCAACACGGGCGGTGACCTGAATACCACCTTCCGTCTGGACGGCGCGGGCGGCAATGTGTATCTCATCGCCGAAGGCAACCTCGCTTCCGCCGGGGCCGGGATCTTCTTCCGCACCACGGTTCCGGGCGGGACGACGGGCGTCGACCGGGTCGCCATTAATCCTTACGGCCAATTTCTGATTAATACCACTGGGGACGGTAACGGCCTGAACACGACGCTCCAGGTAGGCGGGTTTATCTCGACCGATTCCGGCCTGTTCACCAAGAGCGCGGCGACCGCCCCGGCGGCGGTCCCGGTTTCGACCTATGGCGGTCTGGCCCACCGCTTTGGCACGACCTGGTGGGTCACCAACGCCTCGAATGTCTGGACGATTGTGGATCTGGCGGGCGGCTCACCCGGCGGCCAAAACGGGGCGGTGCAGTTCAATAGCAACAGTGCTTTCGGCGGCGACGGCAACCTCCTATGGTTCGATGTTCAAAAGGGGTTGAGCGTTGGCAGTGGAGTTATGCACACCGATGGCCGCCTCAGCGCCAGCGGGATTGTCTACATCGGCAACGGCGGCGATTATCTGTGCCTGTACCAGCACACCAACGACCTCCTCGCCATCCAGACGGTCATCGACAACCGCAACATCAGCAGCTATTTCAGTGGAGACGGAGGAGCCGAAGCCAGTAACGTCCTGGTGCTGCAACCTTTCAGGGGACACGTTCTTATCACCACCACCGTCGCTTATGACAGCGCACGGCTTTCGGTAGCGGGTTCGGGTTACTTCTGGAGTCAAAATCCGGCGCAGGTCGCGCTTAACATTCGCGCCGCCAGCGGGCAGACGGCGAACCTCCAGGAATGGAAGAACTACGGCGGAACCCCGCTGACTTGGGTGGCTCCCACGGGCATCACCACCGCTCCCTCGTTTTCCGCCGTCACCTACCAAACTCCCGGCGTCAGCGTTACGATCGGGCAGTACTATGCGCGGGAGATACGCTTCGCCCAATATACTGGCGAGGAGCCTAACGCGGGCCTGATCTCCTACCGGACGCTGGCCACCGACGCGCTGGCCCTGGTTGGCGCTGGCGCATCCGCCGCCGGCCGCCTCATCCGGCTGTATGACGATGTAGTGGTTGCCCGTAATATGGCCGTCGATGGCACTTTATCCGCAGCGGGCGGGTTCGGCACGAACGCCCTGCGCGTCATCAACGGCACGATGAATACCCAGGTATTCATCGGGAACGTCGGGCCGCGCCTATCCTTGGGGAATAACACGGACCACGCCACCTCAACCATGCGCTTGAACCTCGTCCTGGCGACCGGCCCCGGCGCGCAATACGGCCTCGCCAACGGGCATGCGTGGCTGTTCCTGGAACAAGCTGGTGGCGCGATCAATATCGGGGTGCATCCAAACCAGACCATGCGAATCAGCGCCGGGAATGTCCTGATTACCGGGATCACCGCTGCCAACGCGGCGCTTACAATCGCCACTGGATATATCGATTCGGGCGGGGGCTTTTATAGCGGGTCACCGGAGGCCGACTCGGTGCAAACAGTTGGTGGTTTCAAGGGAGCCAGATACACCTTCACTAAAATCGCCTCACCGGGCGGGTCCGCTGTGAACGAGGCGCACATCTTTACCGATGGCGCGGCCCTCTGGGCATCGGTAAATGGCGGGACGCTGGTTAACCTGATGTTGGCGGGCAGTGGCGGGGGCGGCGGGGCCGTCTCATCCGTGTCCGGCGGCACTGGCGTGACAGCGACCCCGACCACAGGCGCGGTGGTTGTTTCCATTGGCCAGAACGTGGCCACCAATGCCAATGTCACATTTAACGCTGTTACCACTGCGGGCGTCCATCAGTCCCAAGCCACGGGGACGAACGCCACATTCCAGAACACCAATTTCAACTTCAACGTGAATGGGAACGGAGCGGTAAGCGCCGTTGGAGCGATCAACTCCAGCACTGGCTTTAACGTCAAGAACAACGCGATCATCTACCTGAACGGCACGACGAACGTAGAGATCGTCTCTAACAGGTACGCCTGTTATGGCAACCTCGCCGACGCCAGCATTTACTCCGACGGCGGGATCACCTCCAACATGAACATGTACGCGAAGCAATTCGTTGTCAGGCTGGCAAATGGCACAACCCTGCCGGGTGTTGAGGACGAAGAGATTGAGATTCCAGGGGGGTTTCTGGTTCGGGGGGTACTCAGAACGAAGTTCCGAGTAAGCGGCGGGTTAGTAGTGAATGTCAATTAGGAGCGCACAACCAATGATTACAATGCCCATTCGCGCGAGGCTCAACGTCTCCGCCATCGTCGGCCAGCAGAAGGTCAGCATGACTGACCTGCATGTACTGAACGACCTTTCCAAGAAAGTCACCGTGCCTGATGAGGTGCGCGAGACGATTATGCGGGATCTCGGCAATGGCCAGGCGATCCTCGACGCCGAAGCGATGAAAACCATACCCGATGCCGAAATCGCCCTGGAGAAAGCGGAGATCCGCAAACTGAAACAAGTCTTGAAGGACTGGACCCAGTACGGGGCGGCCGACTTGGAATGGCTTGATCCGCTTATGAAGCAATTGGAGGAGCCCGCCACCGTCACACAGTAGACTTATGGAAGCCGCCGCGGCGTGGGTCAAGCGGCGGCTCCTTCACGAATCGGGTCTGCGTTCAACCGCCGGCAGGGGACGACCCAACGGCATGGGACCTGGCGGCGGCTATCAACGCTCGGGCCTCTGCCACCGGTTGAGCGCAGACCTCGTACCTAGCTAGTGTCGGCGCGGCCGCCGAGGCCCACGATCGGACGCGCGGTTGGTGGCGTCCTGCAGCGCGCGCTTCATGGTGTCCAGCCCGGCCAGCGCGGACGCGTTGTGAATACTGACGAGGTAGTTACGGCGATCGTTTTCGGGTTCCGACCGGTTCGGCATGCTGGTGAGCATTTTGAGCTCGGCCCGCTCGGCATCTGTCAGCGATCGGTAGCTCGTCGTTTTCATCATGAGAGTGCTGGCCTCGCAGCCATTCTAGCCGCTTGCGATGGTGCGATTCGCTATACTGACGCGAGCCAACTTCCGGGTGCGGGTTTCCCTAAAGGCCCGCGCTCCAATAACTAGAGCGTTCCTACCCGAACGCCAAAGGGGCGGGCCTCTACCGCCCCTTAGTTTTTTTTTCGGCCGGCGGGAAACATTCGCGAAGCGTCGAAAATTTTCCGGGTTCGTGGCTCCTCTCTCGCCGACCAGGGCCAATACGGATGCGGAAGGCCGCGGTTGGACGAGATCGCGGGCTGGATGGCCCTTCGATTGCCTACCCCCACCCACCCCCCCTAACGGGTCCTTCCCCGCCCCCCGGGTCCTTCACGGGTTTCACCTCTGCGAAGTCGCGGTAGTTAGCTGACGATTTTTCTGGGTTGTCAAATTGGTGGGTTGACAACCAGTGGGTTTACAAAATGGCCCAAATCGCAGGTTTGGGTTGACACGCCGGCGCAGGCGCAAAACGGCGCGGAATGAGGTCGCCGCCAAGGGTGAGGGGGTCACCCGATTCGCCTGGCCTGGCTAGGCGGCTAGATTTCAGCATGCCGCGTCCAGGCGGTGCGATGCAACGGAAAAGTGACTAACACTTTGGTCTAAAACGCTCTCTGCGTACGAACGGCGCCGCTCTCCACCGTGCCATGCTGATCCCGAAGGAGAATGAAAGGTGTACCAATGAGCAAATTTGTGAGCCCTGAACCGGACGAAAACGCAACCGTCCATGACGCAGAAGTGCTGGTAGCCCAGCGCAGTCTGGTAAGTTTGCCCTACTATGGCATCTGCGCCGTGGGAGGCAACCAGATCATCGACCAAGACGACTTCGCCGCTAACGGGATCGACGGCAGCGAAGCTGTTAACGTCAACATTCGCATCGTGCCGCCTCCCGACAATCCGACCTCCGCCTCGGTGAGCGGCTTCGGCGGGTACATCAACGTGGGCCGTACGGTTAAGGAACTTGGTGAAGCTCCGAGCATCCGGCAAGGGGTCATCGCTATGATCGAGAACGAGAACAACCAGATCGGCGTGGTCTACCATCCAGGGGAGGCTGAGGCCAAAGTGAACAACACACCGGGAGTCTGGGATGCCGCGGACGTGGCATTCGAGGAAGCCTGGGTCAAAGCTGGTAAGAACGCTTAACCAACGCGGCACCTGATCGCACCGTGGGCGGATCCGCCTCCGCCCCGATGCTTTCCTGGGTGCCCGAAGTCGTCACAGGTTAACCATGACGCCAGCCTGGGTCCATCTAGTTGATCTGTCCCTTGCCGCGGCGATCGCGGCGGCCGCCGGGTATGGGATGTTTCGGTTGTTCGCCTCCACCGAAGAGGCGCGGCGGGCGCAAATGACCGAGTTCGTAAAGATCCTGATTGACCAGATGGTGAAACGGCAAGACGAACAAGCGGCGGCAATCAGCGAGTTGAAGGACGCGGCTCTCTCGCTACGTGACGAGATCCGCTTCGGCCGCAGGGAGAACGGATGACGGCCGCGATCGCCTATTGCCGGGCTCAGCAACTTCGGGCGGCCGGTGAGATTGTTGAGTTTGGATGGAACGAGCGCGGCGCCGTCCTCGGGATGGCGGATTACTTCGCCGAGGAGTTCCTTCTCGAGCAGGGTCTGGCGGCCGATCCTGAGCTCGTGCCGCGATAGCGCGGATCTGGACATATGCCGCGAAAGTCACGACTGTCCAGATCCGCTATCGCGGGAACCGTCCCGGTTAGTTACTTCGGACTGGGCGTCGGCGGGCCCGAAGGCAGTTGCGCCGGCCGCAGGCCGAAGTCGGGGCCGATCTCGGGGATCCAGATCCAGATGGGCTGGGTGGGTTTATCGCCGCCGCATCCGCCGCCGGTGACCGGGACGCCGTACGACGGATCGACCGGCACCCAGTGGCCGGGCAAGGAGTTATCCGGCCGCGCCGGGTTGACTGGCACGCCGAAACCGGGATCGACCGGAAGCCAGCCGAAGACCGGGGGCAAACCGTAGCCGGGATCGACCGGCACCCAGCTTCCCGGGTAACTCGGCAGGTGGGAGGGGCGCAGGCCGCCGACGCCCCATTCCGGATCGATGGGGAGGATGGGGACGCCGGGGGGTTTGATGGGATGAGTGGGACGCAGGCCGCCTTGGCCGTAGCCGGGGTCGACCGGGAATCCGCCGCCAGGGGCGATGGGGTGAGAGGGGCGCAGGCCGCCCTGGCCGTAGCCAGGATCGACCGGTAATCCGCCGCCAGGGGCGATGGGATGAGCGGGGAAGCCTTCGTCAATGCCCCAGCCCGGGTCGACCGGACCGCCGGGGCCGCTGGTGTCACGGACCCAGCCGATAATTCTTCTCCAAGACATGATGGTAAATCTCCTTACTTCTTAGGCGGCACATCGTGCGCCGCCCGTCCGCTATTATGCGGTTTGGACATGTTGGGGCATTTGCCGCGCGAGTCACGATTGTCTCGATGGCGCATAAACGTCTCACGGAAAAGGCAGAATGTCTCATCGAAACGCATAATCGTGTCTGAGGAACGCATGAACATGAATACTGACCGCGATTGGTTGTTGAAGAAGGCCGAGCAAGAGGATGGATGCGTGGTTTCCGTGGGCGGACTTGTCACCGCACTGGCTATTGACGGCGGTCATATATGGGAAGGCCGGTTGAACTTTTCCATGTGCCGAGTCTGCGGAATCATACGAAGGCGAGACGATAAAAACTCGCCATGCAAAGGCCCTACACGACTACGGTCCATGGAATCCGCCGAGGGTTGAGTTACGGCGGGAGGTTTGCGTTGAAACGACTTAAGCGGCTGTGGTGCTCATGGTTCGGCCATCATCCGTATGTTGGCGACTTTCTGAAAGGGCGTTGCCTGTTTTGCGGAGATTCGTGGGAATTAAGGTGGACCCCACCGCCGCCACCGCCACCGCCGCCGCCGCCGCCGAGACCTTCAAGCCAACGCAGCAGGTATACTCCGGTCATACGTAAATTCACAGCGGTGATGCAAAACGGCTCACACATTAAGTACGTACAGATCGAAGCGAAGAATCTTTCGTCGACTCCGCACGGCGTAACCCTGCATACCGAAGATGACGCGCAAGTTGCCTTCTTTCCATCGGGCAACCTACTGGGCGTTTGGGATGCCGATTTGGAAGTCAAGCAGGCGGCCGCGGCGTATCCACCGCCAACGAGATCCAGTGTGGTCGGTTAGACATTCTGGCGGCCGATCCGAAAATGTGCAGCGCGAGTAACAATAGCGGGATGGCTAATCCCAAACGGTTATTGATGGCTGAGCAGTGGAATCTGTTCTCGAGGGCGATCGGACTCGCTGACAAGTCGGCAACGCAGCGCCGTGAAATGAGGCGGGCGTTTTATGCGGGCGCCCAGTGCATTTTGTTTCGGGTGATAGCGAGCTTCGCGCCGGAGGCCGAACCAACGGATGAGGATCTCGCGGTCATGCAAGGCATTGAAGATGAGCTTTCCGAATTTGCGGAGCTAGTGAAAAACGGCCGGGCCTGAATCCGACTCGCTCAGTTCGGTACGCCCAGTGACCGGTTGAATAGCTTTGATGGACCGCTATACTCGTGCGGGCTGAAGAACACCTCTTCGCGGTTGCCGAGGACGATGCGGCCGTCCCGGCGATCAAACCTCTGGATCAGCCATATACAGCCGGCCGCCGATTCCGCGGAAACGGAGATGGCTTGCACACTTCCCTTCACATCGTCTTGTTTGACGGCCTCTTCGGACATTGTTCGGATTAACTTCTCGGGGTTATATGCGGGCGTAGTTGTTCCTTCGCAGTAGGTGATTTCAGTTGCTATTACTATCGCCGTCGCGCACAGTTCTTTCACTTGATCGGCCATGAAATCATAAAACCTGTGTACGGTGTCCCGGCTGGATAGCAGTAAAAATAGCGTCCGGTGAGGGAGATCAAGGAGAGCCGTCTGATTACCTTTTACCAGTTGAACTACGGGCCGCATGGGGACATCAGTAGCGATCGGCACTTCGTCCTCCAGGCACACGAGCATCAAGTAGGCCAACTCGCGCAGATCATCTGGTCCTGGTGGTTCGGTTTGTTTCATCGCTCCAGTATAGAGGCCAAGAAAAAGGGGCCACGTTCTGTGATACGTGGCCCGTTTTGCCGTTGGGTGTGGGCCTCATGCCATTAAGGGTGAGGTGACCGTGCCGCGCGCCCCTCTAATATCTCATGGCTCTCCCGATCCGGGTCCACATTGTTAGCCGGTTTAAGTACGGACATTTACCGCGATTGTCCAGACTGTCTGGATTATGTGGTGGTTCCGGTAAGCGCCATTATCGGAAACCCGCGTTCTCAGTGTTTTCAACGGGTTGCGTGGTTCACGCCGCTTTGGGTTTCTTTTTCTTCCGTTCTGGCGGAGGCAACAGGGCGGCGCCGAGTATATGGCTGGTGCAGACGGGCGTGCCGGGGATATGGATCTTGGCGGACGGCCGTAGGGTGTACGTGGACTCCTCCATGACGCAAAAGCTCCAGCGCTGCGTCCACATCACTTTTCGGCGTCGGCCGCATTCGGCGCATGGCACCGGTTTGGAGTAGCGGATGAATGAAGTCGCGCGGTGCTGCTCCTCCGTAAAAAACGGGTTTGGTTTCGGGGGAAGGAATTCAACCAGCAGAGTCAACTCCTGCAGATCGATGCCGCTATCGTCGGCCGTGTGGTTTAGCTTTGTAGGCACTTTTTCTCCCTTGGTTTCGGTCATGGTTCGGACATATGCCGCGAAAGTCTAGAGTGTCTCGATTCCATACAATCAACGGGCTAGAGTCGAGTACTTCCCTTCCTTCGACTAGATTTGGCATGGGGAAGTAGGCGACACTCCCATGCTTCTTCCTTCATGGTTTGGCCAGCGGCCCAGTTTGGCCGTGGAGATCCGCTAATTACCCAACCAGGGCAAACTCCAATTCCGTTCGCACGTAGCTCCTTCTCATCATGGCTTACGAACCTCCGTAGCCGGGCGTCCTCTTGAAAGCCTTGTCCGTGCCGGAACACAAGAACGCTGATAATCCAGACGAGGCCGAAATTACGCGCGTAGTCGGTGGAGATCGAGTAACCGCACACTTCACCTCTCCATAGGCTGAGCAGGTCTTTAGTGTTGGGAAATACATCGACCATGAATCCATACCCGGGCAGTTCTCGCTCTCCGTGCCAGATCGCCGTCTTTCCGCAGGCAGTCTGGTAGAAGCGGCTTAGTTCGGCGGCCGGCAGCGGCTTTGGGACGTAGTAATAGCAACCCGGCCCGTCCGCGATAGTAGGCTCAATTAAGGCCATTCGAGTGTCCCTCACATTCGATTGGTTTGGGCCCGGTCGATTCCAGCCGGCCGGGCCACACCCAGGATAGTGGTTCGGCATAGGGACGGCAATAGGGTCCAGATCTGGACTTATGCCGCGAAAGTCCAGTCTGTCTAAATTCCACGTCCAGAAGAAAAGGGTCTTTCCTTTGTTTGGAGTATCGTGGCGGATATGTCAACCGGCCCGTCGAAAACGTTGTGCTGGACCTGTGGCGGCATTGGGACCATCGCCGGCAGCGTAAATTCAAGCCTTGATCTGCCGCCGGAACAATTTCACGCAGAGTTAGAGGCGGCGAGGAAGCCCTGTCCGGAGTGCGGCGGGTCATCGGCCGCTTTACTGCCAGATAGTGCCTGCAAACTCTGCAAGGGAACCGGCTGGCTCACGGCCGAACGCCGCGGCTTTACCGGGTCACAACTGTGTGAGTGTCAGTTTCCGAAATTCCGGAAGGAGAATCTCGGAGCAGCCAATATCCCGCCTCTTTACGAGCGCGCTTCCTTCGACAGTTTCAAGACCAGTGGGCTCCAGTCGCTGTCGAACGTATTTTTTTTGGTCAAAGAATACGCGGAGAGTTACCTTCAACTGCCTGACCGGCCTGGCCTTTTGTTGATGGGTCAATGCGGTACCGGAAAGACTCATTTAGCTGTCAGTGCACTTAAGCGGATGATTCAGATGGGCGCTTCCGGCATGTTCGTGGACTATCACGAGCTACTGGACGACATCATGCAAAGTTTCAAATCGGACTCGGGAGAAAGCGACCAAGACATCTATTCGAGGGCTAAAAATGCGGAAGTTCTCGTTCTCGATGACCTCGGATCGAACAGGTCGACCGAATGGATCGTGGATTCGGTAACCAGCCTCTTGACCTACCGCTGTAATCACCGCTTGATTACAATCGCCACCACCAATTGCCTTCAGGCGCCGCCCATTGACGCCCCGAAAGACAGGACCATTGTGGACTACATAGGCGACCGCGGCTGGTCGCGTATCAAGGAAATGTGCACGATTGTAGACGTTCCTTACGACGTGGCCGACTACCGCTGCCGCTCCGTTAAGTTCAGGTGATATGGACATTTGCCGCGCGAGTCCAGACAGTCCCGATTAGCCTGGATTCAACCGCTTACGGGCGGTACTTACCTTTTTCCCCCTCGATTTGAGGGCCGGCGGCCGCTCCTGCAGCGGGTAGAACCAATGCACGATTTGGCCTTCGAACGGCAACGTGTTGTTCTCGAGCCAGAAGTCGTACATCTCGCGAATGTGGCTGAAGCCGTCGGCGCGGGCGAGTTGGTCGGCTTCGCTGTCGTCCAGCCGGCGGCCGTCGATGGCGATCGCCAGGCGGAACGGCGCCGTGTCCAAGTCGATCGCGACGTCCTCGACGCTCCGGGCGGTCGTGTAGCCGATGAACCGGCGTCCCTTCGTTCGCATCGAGACCCACAAAAACAGCGCATCGCCGGCGCGGAATCGCCGTTTCCGGTTGCCACGGATAGTGTGACGCTTGGTTCCGGCGTGAACCGGTTGCTCAAAACGCGGTTTGAAGCTCAGTCCTGGCATCTCACCAGCTTAGACGTTCGAATTGCGCCAGTACTTCGGGAATGCTGGGCGCTCCGGCTTATGTTGTGGGCGTCGCTTGCCATCAGTTAGGAGGCAGGCTTAGGATCCCAATCCTCCGCTGAACGACGCCCTCAACAACATTTCCATTTAACCACAGACCCCGAGAATACTGCTCGAAATCTTGCTAACCGAGTGCCTTCTGCAGCGGGTTATGCTTCCAAATCGTAGCGGGCCGGACATACCGTGCGACGCTCGCTAAGCTCTTGTGACCGCTCAGCTTCATGATGACGCTCTCGGCCGTGCCGCCTTCGATGGCGGCCGTGATACACCCGGAGCGGAGCGAGTGCGGCGCGTAGCGGGTGGCATCCAGGCCGATCGATTCCGCCGCGTTTTTGACTACTTTCCAGATGCTGCGGTCGCCGAGACGTTTTCGAGCCTTGGTTTTGGTGGCGTTGGGGCTCAGGTTTGTGAAGAGTGGCCCATTTTTATGCCCCCTGATTGCCATCCACTTCTCCAGCGCCGCCACCGGACAAGAGCTCGCCTTGGAGCTCCGAAATACGCCGATTATCCGTCCTTTGCCTTCCTGGTCGGTCTTGCTCCTTCCGATTTGAACTCGCACGCCTTTCGTCAGGATGTCGAGATCGTCAACGTCCAGGGCCGAGAGCTCTGACCTGCGCATTGCGGAGGCGAAACCGAACAGCAGGATAGCCTTATTACGGACGCCAACATCGGTCTTTGGCTGCTTGGCGATCATAGCTCGGAGTTGTTCCGGAGTGATGGCGTCTTTTCCGGCCGCACGGGTTCCCTGCTCGCGTCGCGCGCCAGCCAGGATGTTAGATATCTGGCGGTCATCGGTAGGTGTCGCCAGCTGCTGCTCCAGATGTTTGTGCCGGATCGCCGCCACACGGCGCTCGGCCGTGCCAACGCGCATAGTTTCGAGCACCTCCGCCAGATAGAGCGCGACGGTGGCCGGTTTCGCCGGCAGTGACTCTCGCCCGGCGTCCGTGCACCAAGCGCTGAAGGACCGCCAGTCGCTATCGTAGGCGCGAATGGTCGCCTTGGCCCGGCGGCCCGCGGTAATGCGGTCGATGGCCTTAGACAATCGGCCCATATCGGGTCCGGTTTCGAAAAGCGATAGTTGCTCCGGCTCTGGGCCGTCAGCGGATGGTACCCATGGCATAGGTCACGGATCATCATCGCACAACTTGTCGAAACGGTTACAACAACCTGCTAATATGACTTCTCAGAGCCATTGGTCGGGCGCGCCGCTATGTTACTTTCTAGGTTCCATGGCCGCCCGATTGGTCGCTAAACCCATGCCATGGGTACAACCTAGGAGTTCGCATGAGCCGTTACGCGGAACCACCGCGCGTCAACAAAAACCCGCCCGAAGAGGCAAAATCCGGAACCTGTAATATATGTTATCGGAACCCGCATATCGGCCAAATTGACCGGTTTCAGGCGGTCCGGGCTGTCGCTCGTGGATTGAACGAAGTGGAGCTCAAGGTCATCATAGAGCTCGCCGAGCTGGCGGTCAACAATCCGGATTTTTGTTGTTCGGTGAGCTCGCGCGAGCTTGCAAAAACAACGGGTTGTGCACGGTCAAGCGTTAAAGAGGCGCTCGAGGCTCTAATTGCGAAGTGCATTATTGCTAGTCGTACTGGGGGGCCAAAGTCGGCGACGGTGTACATGGCTAATTTCCTAAAGACGTTTATTTTCGCCTCGTATTCGGGTGGACCGGAATTCGGTCCACCCCCCATCAACGTAGACCTGAAGGTGGACCGGAATTCGGTCCACCCCCCCGTCCCACGCATACCCGAAGGTGGACCGGAATTCGGTCCAGGTGGGCCGGAATTCGGTCCACCCCTCAATCCGGAACCTATTGATTCTGCTCAATCTGGCACTTTGGCCAAAAACGTGCTTTTCGATCGATTAGAAGTATCTACTAATAGAGAAGTATTCGATCGAACGCGTGCGCGCGGGATTACTCCTGTGGAAAATCCGGTCCAAGACGCGCTTTTCGATGGTTCCGTCCGGCTTGTGGATGCCTTTAAAGATCGAGGAGCAGAAAACCCGATCGAATCCATGCTGAAAGCGAATCCGAAACGCTTCTCCCGCGCGGAGATAGATTTGGCGAAGCGGTGGATGTACAGCCTGGCCATGAAGCTGAGGAGAGAAAAACCCAAAGAAGCGCCGGACGACAAAATCGTCGCCCAGTTCCTGGGGATTGCTCCCTGGCCGCGGTTGCTCGCATTTTTGAACGACATCCAAATCGAACGGCTGGAGGTCGGGTATAGCTACGGCTGGTATCTGACGGTGGCTCTCCAAAGAATCTACGGGATCGAGTGGAGTCCGGCCCGCCAGCGGGCCGCTGAGCGGGAAGCGGCGCAACTGCGAGTCGTATCTCGACCGGAACCACCGCCGCCGGCGCCCCCGGAGCCGTTAGTCCAGAGCGGGCTCGACTTCCCCGCCCCAGATATAGACCCGGCGGAAGGCCGGGATTTCGCGGCCGATCTGCTCGATAAGCTGAAACGGGCGAAATCCGGATTCAAATGAGTTCGTGGCGCGAATAATCCTAAACGACCATGCATTTGGATGCTAAAGTGCTAAGACTTTCCAAAAATGCTCCAACTTCGACAGATTGATGCGCTGCTGGCGGTGCGCGCTGTCTCTCGTTTCCTAAACGAGCAGGAGTTACGGGTGTTGATTGAGTTGTCGTGGCGCGCCTACGCGGATCCCGAATTTTATTGCGAGGTAGACCAGGAAGACCTTGCTTTTTCAACAGGTTGCAGTGAGGAGACGGTGCAGCGAGCGATTATGCTACTGGCGACGAAGCGTCTACTCGTCCCGTACTCGGGAATGTTCAGAGAGGATCTCTCGTTCCACCTCATTTTTCTGCGCGAGTATGCTTTCACCTGCAGTCTTTCTGGATGCGCGTGCGAGTCACTTCGTCCCAGCTGAACTTGACGCCGCCGGGACGTTAGCTTGGCTCGGACATGGAGAAGCCAGCGATTTTGCCCTCGCCTAGCGTCGGAGGACTAGGAAGCTTAGGGTTCGCCGGTTTTCTTGTTCGCTTCGGGCTCTGTCGCTTCTTCTGCGGGCGGGTTCCTTTTTCCTTCGGTCGGCTTCTCTTCGTCTTCGGTGTCGGCCCTTTGACATCAGAGATGTCTTTAGCTGGTGCGCCATCGATCACGACCAGCCACTCTAATGGAAACCATTGCGGGTCACCTGGCGGAAGGGGTACCTTCGCTTTGCGACGTTGTAGACGAATTACGTTGTCGACGATCCCTTCGACCCGTTCCTCTGTCCCCTCTGGCAAGAGAACAATTGCATATTTGCTGGTGGGTTGAACCTCATGAACTGAGCCGACAAGCCCGTTGTAAACGCTGGCATTGCAATCAATCCGAACGGTGGAGTTAGCAGTAATTTCCATGTGAATATTCCTTGGAAGGGTGCAGCGCCTGGCTAGAGCAGAGCCTGACAAAACGTTTCCTCGCTGATGATTGAGATCGGCTTTGATTTTTGGAGCTCCATAGCGAGCTCGATCTTTCTTCCCCACGGCGAATGAATCCAATCGCGCGATCCCATCGATCCGATCACTAGGTAATCGACGCGGCGCGTGATGGTGTTCTCGCAGATCCCGCCCCTGAGCATCGTTTGCTTGAAGCAGTCGTTTCGAGTCCCGCTTGCGAACTTGCCGGTGAAAACGAAAACTTTCTGATAGAAAACGACCTTGGGCGCGGGTCTAGACAGCGGCAGTGCGGTCGATGGAATGCATCCAACCTGGGCCGGCGGCGTTCTCGCTTCACCCACCTCGCCTACTAAATCGGTCAGCAGGAACCGAAGGTTATCGAGCTCCTGCGGCGTAACGATCCCATCTTCGTAGATATGAGCCAATAGGCCGACGATTGGACCAATCGGCCACGTCCCCGTCTCATCGCCGTTGGCGGTGCACCAGTTGGCCAGTACTTCACATTCCGCTTTGCAGACTAAACCGTCGGCTAGTATTCCCTTGACCAAACCGACAAGTTCATCTAAATTGCGCCCTTCCCGGCGCTTTTTATTAAAGTAAAAATTCAGCGGTTGTCCATCAGCGCCCAGCTGAATGTTATTTTCTAGATTTTGCATTTCCTGCCCTTCAAACTGATCTGGGTGCCGACTTGTCTTCCCTCAAGCGCGATTTGCTGTTCGCCCGGTACGGCTGCAGCGCATGTATGGTTTCCCTCACGGCTGTTTCCGGAGATTTCGGTACGCCTGACTCATCCATCGGCAGAATAGTTGTAAAGCTGTAGTGCTAAGCCCGCAGCCGACGCGGTGAATTTTGCCCGGATTCGGCCCTCAGCGCGTTTCCAGGCGATCAGATGGCCTCGTTTACCCATCCGCGTCGTTTGGGCGCGTCCCGGGCCGTTTCTCGGCGAGTACAAGCTCTAACATGCAGGCGGTTTGTTAAAGCTTCACTTTTACCGCCGAATAAGCGAGTGGCAGCTGCAATTGCGACCCGACGAAGGTACAGCGGCCGTCGGCGGGCGGGCAGAAGTGTCGGATTTTGGCAAGACGCTGGGCGTGGCTTCCTATTTGGTGACACAACCCTGACACATCGCGAATATTTCGGCTGGCGCTTCGTTTGTGACCTAATCAGCCGGCTGGAGGGCCGCTCGGACTTCATCCAAGTCCACTGCCACGATCGCGCCGGCGGTGGCTAACACCCTGGCGGTAAGTGCGCGTTGTCCGCGGCAGATTTCGATGTGGTTCTCAGCCGTTAGGATTGCCACCGGCGCCGTGCCGCCACGCATCACCTCCTGCAGCCGCTTCCCAGTTGAAGGGACCGAGCCGCGGAGCGCTTGGCGCAGGCGTGGAGTGGTCACCGCCTTCCGGGCGAACAGGGCAATCATGCCCACGACGGCCGCTTGGTCGGAGGAATACACGCGATCGTGGCCGACGATTTCCGGCCGGACCAGGTCGGTCTCTGCCCAATACTGCAGTTGCCGGCTCGTTACCCGAAACATGCGGCCGAGTTCAACGGAGCCGAACTGGCTATCCTGCTTTTGTCCGCGTGGCATCAACCCAATTTGCCACAAGCGCCCGGCTATTTGCCTGTGGAAAACTTACCTCGGCACCGACCGAGGTGAACCTTGCCGTCGCTCGTATACGGAGCCATGGCGCCTGTTGCTGAGTGCCGGATCCAGTAGATCGTTTCGTTGCACGGTAAGGGACATCGGTCGACACGCCCTATTCGCCGGATCAAATCCTGGACGAAAATACGCCACCCTTCTGAACACGTCACGAGGGGAGGATGGGGATTTCCACAGTCTAGGCATTCGGGTTCTTTGGCCATAGCAACGTGATTCGATGTTCGGGTGTTTGCCCTTGTCGAACCTCTCTCGCTTTCTCTACCAGCCAGGGACCATTGTTCACTCGCACGGCGTCATCTCTGAGGACTTTTGCTTTGACGAGGGCATCGAGCAATGTTGTGATGACGCCGTCGCGATCTTGCGCGTCGGTCATATGAAGCGACCAGATGATTGTTGGGTGCTCGACGGGGTGGTTGAGAGACCATTGCAACTCAAGAATCGAGACGACCGCCTTGATTTGAGCTTTGCAATTTGCCTTGTACACGAGCGGCGTTTTGCTCCCGGCGCTCGAAGGTCGCATCAAGTTCTTCTTACTCGGCGTGAGCAGCGGAACGGTCAACTCGCAGCAAAGCCAATCCTCGCCAGGCAGAACCGCCGTCCGGAGTTCCACCGGCCCGACGGTCATGGGAATCTGTTTCTTGAGGATCAGTGGACTTGCTCCCGGTTCTTCGGACCGCGGCGGCCGGCGCCACGTTTTGCGGGCGGTAGTCCGGAGGCGAGTTCCTCATCCCGTGGAGGAGGCGGCGGCATGACGGTGACCTTGGGCGCTCCGTTGGACACCGGCGATCCGTCCGGTTCCTTCCGGAGTCCGGGCGCGTAGGTGAGCAGCCAGTCCATCAGCTTGGCCGAAGCCTGCAGCATCGGGACGCTGTACCCAGGCTCCTGATCCTTGAGGATCGTGATCAGCAGGCTCCCGGCCGCTTCGATCGCCAGCATGCGCTCGGTCACCCACGAACTGCCGTTGGTGTCCACAATCATGGCCGCGGCCGGCGGCATACCGGGTCCGGTCCAGGTGAGCGACCAGCCGTAGTACCAGCGCCCTGTCTCCTGATTGTGGTGCAGCTGGACCGACGCGCGGAGCTCGCCCTTGCGTCCGACCTCGGAGTGGAAGTCGAGCGTCGCCAACTTGGCCGGTTCCGCCGGCGTTCCGTCGTTCCCGTCAAATAGACTCCCTTGGGCGTCGGTGACGGTAATGTCGATTTCACTCTTCTTTATGAGGAGGAGTTGCCGCAGGACCTCGAGCACGCCATCGTCATCCGTTTTGGGCAGGTGGACGCGCATTGACATCATGACGTCCTCTTTATCCTTCGTCACGCGAATGTGAGCGACCTTGGCGGCCTTGAAGCTCATGTTTCCCTGCCCGCTTCGGGTCAGGAAAGCGACCTCGGGTCCGGATAGCTCTCCGTCCGCGACAACGGTTCCAGAGAAGGGGTTGAGGTTGCCGTGGTCGTCAAACAGCCATCCAAGGCCGACGATGTCGGCCTTATCGGCGTTGCAGATGGCCTCGGCCAGGAGTACGACCGTCACACCGTCATTGGTATTTGTGAGGTCGATCTTTTCCACCCGGCCGCTCTCTAGGGCCAGTGGCTTAAGGAGGTGCATGTTCGCTACCTTTCCGCCACGCTGGTGGCGATGTCATTGGCCACGTCATTGGCCATACGGCTGAGGGTATCGAGTTCACCGCCGGCGTGAATCGTGAGCAGAGACCGAATTAGGGAACCGAGTTCCTCATTCGAGAATTCGCGCAAGTCGCCGAGGTCCTCCCGTAAGAGATCCAGGAGCCGGGCGCGGAGAGCGGCCCTGGCTTCCGGGGGAAGTTGGGCGTCGACAATGGCGGCCAGGCCGGCGAGGAGTTGGTTTTCCGACCTGGCGACAATAAGGCAGCCGCGGGCGGCGCCGGCGGTGTGTACCGTATCGGCGTACCGCAGCACGTCGAGCAGCACCGGGTGCATCGATCGCCGGTCATCATGCAGTTTCCGCACGGCCGATCGCAGTACGTCAATCAACACCGCAAGACGTGCAAACTCGTTAAACGAAACGTTGGTGATCATAGAGACCTCGAGTGACTGATGCCGGTAAGCATCAGGAAGTTGGCCCGGCGAACGGGTATTGACGCCGGATAAGTGCGACGGGAGCGAGTCCCGCCGCCACCTTCAACTTAACTAGTCCGACAGTGTCGGCGTTGTTTGCGCTTGGCCGAATTCTCAGACTCGGTCACGTTCGCTTCGTTCTTCATGCCCGCGTTCCGTTCGCCTTCGCTCTGGCTTTGGCCTTCTCCTTCTTCTTCGCCTTCGCTTTGGCCGCGGCCCGGCGCCGTTCGAATTCCGATTGCATCCGGGTGGCGATCGTTTCGGCGAGTTCGGCGCCATTGACGCCGTAGGAGGCGGCCAGCGCCTTCAAGTCATCCATCCGGCTCTCTCCGGTTTCGGCGACGGCATCGGCCATGGCGAGGGCGATCGTCATGCGGGCCAGGTCGCCAGCGGCCGGTGTGCCAGGCTGGGCGCCGATGTATTTGTCGAACAGTTCGCGGGCGACCCCGTTCCCTTTCACGGTGTCCAGGTCGACATACTCCAGATTGGCGCACGCCAGGGCTTCAGAGTTGCCGTGCGGCACCAGCGACCAGGCGATACACTGCAGCGCTCCATGCGGGAAGCATTCGGATCCGTTGGATACCTCTCGCAGGACCGCCCGGAGGATTTCGCGGCGTTGTTCCCAGGAGATCTTTGACGGTAACGCCCGGGCGCGATCGGCCCACAGATCGCCCGACTTGCCAGCCCGTTCCGGACTTTGCCAGAAGGTGCAATCGGCGCAGCGCTCACTCCTGTGGATGACGGCCCGGCAGATGCGCGTCGACTTCCCGACGGTGGAGTCGGCAAAGATGGCCGGTTCCGAATGTGGGCACTCTTTCGCTTTCGGGACTTCGGCGTAGTCATGGGAGCCGATCGTGTTTGCCGCCAGGTGTTGCGGGACGGACGAGGATGCGCTGATCTGGACGAGCGGCGTGCCGGCCGCGTCGGCGATCGCGACGGCGGCCGCCAGGTGAGCGGCCTGTTTCGCCGCGAAGCAGTTTCTATCCAGGCACCGGTCCTTCTTACCGAGTTCGATGGCATCGAACAGGCCGGGCGAGGCGCCGGTCCGCTTGGGGCATTGGCTGCAGGCGCCGGCGGCCGGGAGGAGGTCCGGGTCCTTCAACTTCCACGGCGCCGTAGATAGCTGCAGCATGTACTCGCTTCGCACCACCTCGGCGAGTTGCGAAACGGTAATAAGCGACTTCTCTTCTTCCCCTTTCTGGCGGTTCCAGGAGGTTCGCTCGAGGTGATTCTCGGCCACGTCGTTTTGGATATCGGCCGGCAGGGAAGCCAGCAGTGTGGCGTGCCCGATGTTGATCACGCCGGAATAAAACATCTCGTAAATCGGTGTATCCAGCTTCATGAACTCCAGGCGCTGGCGGACATAGTTATCGGTCCGGGCGGTTTTGAGGGCCAGCGTGTGGATGTCATACCCGTCGAACTTCAGCAGTTTCTCGTAGGTGTATGCCTCCTCGAGCGGGTGGACGTCTTCCCGGTGGGCATTCTCCATAAGCTGCATTTCGATGACTTGGGCGTCGGTCAGGTCCACAAAGTGGGCCAGGATAGTCGGCAGACCGAGCCGATCGTGCGCCCGGAGGCGGCGGGATCCGACGACGCATTCAAACTGGACCCCTTTCCGGGTCCGCACCTTGGGATTCCATTTCCGGATGACGATCGGGCTGATCACTCCCATGGCGCGGATGGATTCAACGAGTTCCTGGAGTTTGACTTCGTCATATCGTTTGCGCGGATTCGTGGGGGATTCCGCGATCAGTTTCAATTCGACCGCGCGGACCGATTGCATTTCAATGGGCGCGGACGGAGGTGGCAGGTTAGGCGGGGGAGTACTAGTCTGCGGGTGTGCCATGGGGGTTGGTGTCTCCTTTACGAGCGGCGGTTGGTTGGTTTAACCGGAGCCTTGGCGCACTTGGCGGCGAGAATCCGATTCACGTATAGGTACAGGGGGAGGGCTTCTAATGCGGCGAGGCTTTTAAGCTGGCGCATCAAATCTTTTGGGACCGGAATATTCAACCGGACCGCGTCGGGATCAGCCACGCCATTTGGATGTTGTGCGAGGTCGGTCATTGGCTGGAAGTGTAATAGGTTTGAAAGTAGTCTCGTTTCTTCACGGTGTTGAATTTAGACAAGATGTTTAAGTTATTGTCATTGCGTCGTTAAATTTCGGAGGCCATATGGACCAAGCACAGATTTCGGAATTAGAAAGGAAAGCGGCCATTAGCACGCTGGAATCCTTTGCTCGGTGGCTGGACGCACAGGCGGATCCGTGCGAAGCGCCCGACGAATTACGCCGGCGAATCGTGGCGTTGCAGAGCGTTGGCGCCAGCCATACGGCCGCTGGCACCACATGCTGAACGGACATTTAGTCGAACAAGTGGGCCGCGATCAGGAGACGATTTCACTGATAAAGGAGCGGGCGCACCAGCCGGAATATCTGGCGGTTATGCGTCATATTCTTGCCGGGACGGTGGAGACATTCGAGGAAACGTTCCGAACTTTGAAGGAAGTTTCCGGCGACGATTTCTATCGCGATTGCATGGCATTCCAGGTCCAGGAGGCCGACCGGTCCGCGGCCGCCGGTCATGTCGAGCGGCGTCCCAACGGGTTACTTCGGGCCGTTTGCCAGGAGGTCGATAGCTATGGCCTGGACCGGACTTTCACCACGCGGGACCTGGTTTGCGCGGTTGAGAAGCGCGGGTTCTCATTTGTCAGCCGGGTGCCGCGGCAGAGTGTGTATTTTGCCCTGCGTTCGCTCGAGAAGGCGGGGCGCGTCGAAATTGTCATCAGGGGCCACGGGCGTCTGATGAATATCTACCGGGCTATCGAAGGCCCGCAGTCCGTTCTCTATATGGAGGAGGTGTTACATGCCGGATGAAGAAGAAGACACCCGCCGGTTGACCGGCGGCGACGTCATTGATATGCGCCAGCTTACGGAGGCCCGCCGCCGCCGCGCTGGTGTAGATACGAGGAAAAAGGCCGGGGGCGAACTGAAACCGCAACCCGAGCCGGGCGTTGTACAGAAGCCGGAAACGAAGAGCGCGGAAGAATCCGAGCCGCGGGAATAGGGAATACTTACCTCCATGGCAAAATCCCCCACGCCGGCGGCGCCGCCCGTTGCCGGCCGATATGAGTATTGGCCCATCGCCAAACTGAAGCGGTTCAAGGGAAACGCGAAGATTCACCCGGAGGCGCAGATTGACGATCTGGTGCGCTCCATCCAGCGTTTCGGTTTCGTCATGCCGATCCTGGTGCGGGCCTCGGGGGAGATCATCGCCGGCCACGGCCGTCTCGAGGCGGCCGAGCGGCTAGAGATGGCCGAGGTGCCCGTCCTGGTGAACGAGGCGCTGACGCCGGACCAGGCCCGCGCCTATCGCATCGCCGACAACAAGCTGTCGGAGGGTGGGATTTGGGACCACGAGCTCTTGGCGCGGGAGTTGCAGCACTTGGAGCTCGCCTTCGCCGACGAAGGTTCCCTCTCGAGCGTTCTTGGTTTCGATCCGGAGGAGTTGGCGATCCTGTTGTCGACGGTGGTCCGGACCAAGGACGAGACCGATCCGAAGACGCCGAACGCGGCGCCGGAACCGCCCGTCACGCCCGTCTCGCGATTGGGGGACCTGTGGGTGTTAGGCCGACACCGGCTGTACGTCGGGGACTCGCTCCTGTCGTCCACCATTCCCACGCTCATGGGCACGCTGAAGGCCGACCTGGTGATTACCGACCCGCCCTACAACGTGGACTATCAGGGCTACACCGAGGAGGAGTTGACGATCGAAGGCGACAAGATGCCGTTGAAGGAGTTTAAGGAGTTCCTGTTGCGAACTTTTGAAGCGTACCGGCGGACCATGAAGCGGACGGCGTCGTTGTATGTGTTCCATCCCTCGAGCTTCCAGCGCGAATTCGAGAATGCGTTGGTCCGCAGCGGCTTCACTGTCCGGTGCCAGATCATCTGGGCGAAGAACACCTTTGCGTGGGGCCACGGCCGCTACAAGTTCCAGCACGAGCCGTGTTTCTACGCCTATCAGAGCGGCGAAAAGGACCGCTGGTACGGCGACAAGGCGCAGTCGACGCTCTGGGAGTTCCCCAAGCCTTCGGCCAACCGGTTGCACCCGACCGCCAAGCCGGTGGAGTTGATCGAGCACGCGATGTTGAACAGCAGCCGGCCCGATGACCTGGTGCTCGACCTGTTCGGCGGATCCGGATCGACGCTGATCGCGGCCGAGCGCCAGAAGCGGGTGGCTCGGATCGCCGAGTTAGATCCAAAGTACGCCGACGGGATCGTCAAGCGCTGGCAGGAACTCTCAGGAAGGGAGGCATTGCTTACCGATGGCGCACAAACATTCGCAAACGTCGAAGCGGAACGACTCAACGCAGCAGCAAATGTCTGAGTGGATTGCCGAACAAATGAATGATCCAGACTTTGCGGCCCGGCTTAGTGATATTGCTGCCCGCAGCCGTGCCAGCGAGATTCAACAAAGGAAGGACATGGAGAAGTTGCGGGCGTTATGTGCACAACTCGACGCGCGTGATGGCTTTTGCACAGCGGCCACTGCGGTCCGAGAATGGGCCGCGGAAATATTACTGGAGGAGTGTGCTGAACTCGACAGCGCTTGTGGCGCCGGCACAGCGGCCGAGATAGGTGGCTTAGACGCCGAAGAATGGGTTCAGCACCTAAAGGCTGAGGATGCCGCTATTCGTGATCTGGTTCCCGGCACACCGGCCGCGATCGCAAAAGCGGCCGAGATTCGGCTAGGAACCTTAAAAATAGAGTTCCGCTATGCGGTTAAGGACTTCGAAGACGTTTACGGCGTCACAGCGGTGGAAGAGATCCTGCGTCATCACCAGCAAAGCAAACCGCCCACAGATTAACCGAATGTTCCACTTATCGCTACCTTTACGCGAGAACCTCCAACGCGGAGCGGTCGGCGTCCGCTCCCAGTTCGGGGATCGTAACGTCGCGCGGCGGGGTCAGTTCGCCCGGGAATTGGTGATACTCGAGTCGGCGGCCGTTCGGTTCCACCAGCCAGGGGCGGCGGCCGGGCAGCGCGGCCGAGTCCTGTTTGTAGAAGAAGGCGCACCCGGCAGCGGCGGCGCGATCGCGGAGTTCCCGCGCCCATTCCGGCTTCATTTTGCGGTACCCGCCGCCGCTCTCGCCGCCAACGATGATCTGGTGGATCCAGTTCAGGTTCAACGGCCCGAGGAGCAGATCGGCTTCGGCATCCGTCAGGCTCTCGAGCAGCGGTTCCATCGAAACGAACCGTACCAGCGCGGGCGAGTTTCGGAGGTACTCCATGCGCCACTTGGTGATCGGGTGGCCAACGCTGGTGCCGAGCCAGACGTTTTCCGGCCAGCCGTTTCGTGCCCACCGGCCGGTACTCCGCGAGGCGCGTTCGATGCGCTTGGTCAGGACCATGTAGATGTGCGGGGACCGGCGCATCTCGGCGAAGGCTTCGGCAATGTAGGCGTCAGGGACGAGGTCGTGGAAGAGGTCACCCATCGAGCAGACGAAGATGCGGTTGCGCTGCGATGGCGGCAGGTCCACCGGCTTAACGGGCAATTTGGCCCATTCGGCCATTCGGTCTGGGTGCAGGCGCACGTTCTCACCGGCATGGTCCTCGAGCCACGGTTGGTTCGTGAATTTGTAGCGGTGCGAGATCGACTCGGCATAGCAGCGGATACATTCCGGGCTGGTGCCATGTTGGCGCCACTTGGTGAAAAGGCGATTCGTCCGGAGCGCCGCCGGCAGGGAGTCTTTGAGCAGGCTCCAGCCCTCCGGTGGGAGCGCGGCCGGTTTGCTGCAACCCGACACGATGTTCGAGGAATGGGTGGCCCAGGCGATTTTCGTCTTTTGCATAGCTCCACGATCATAGCCGGGTGGCTCCTGTGATGGCCGCGGTGGAGTGGGTGTCGGTGGACGAGTGGGCCGCCCGCCACAAGATCACTCGCCAGGCGGCGTACAAGCGAATCAAGGATCACCAGATCCCGGTGCGGAACGGGAAGTTGAACGCCGACGAGGCCGATCGGATCTGGTTTGCGTCCTACAACCCGAGCAAGCAGAACGGGGGAGTGGCCGGCGGCCAGGCGGCAGCCGAGGCGCGGTCCGAGGCGCAGCCGACGCTGTTCGAGACGGACGACAAAACGAACGGCTTCGAACAGCTTCCCGATGCGCCCGAAGGGATGCGCGGCCGCTTGCCGCAGACGGCGCTCGGCCGGGTGCAATTGGCCCGCGATTTGGCCCGCGCCAATTGGGAGCGGATGCGCCTGGACCGGGAGCAAGGGAAGCTCGTTCCCATCAATGAGGTCACCCGGTTCTATACCGAGATGCTGTTACGGGTTCGCGATGAACTATCGTCGGTGGGCGCCGAGACGATGAACTCGCTTGCCGACACCAATGACGCGATTGAGTGTTGTGAGATCGTGGACCGGCGCATCGAGAAGGCGCTCCGGTCAATATCTGAATGGAGGCCAGGACCAAAATGAACAATTACCGACTGCCAGCAGCCGCGATTTTTAACGGAAAGGACGCCGACCAGACGAAGCGGTTCTACTCGCTCCTGGAAACGTGCGGACCATTGGGCGCGATCGCGGTGAACGTGTTCCGCGCCTGTAAGAAGTCGACTCTCGCCAAGGTGTACCGGGGTGGAGACCGGCACGGTTCGTTTAAGGCTCAATCCTATGACCAGAAGCAGTGGGCGCTCGACCAACTCTGCAAAACGCTGTTGGTTCACGGCCACGCCAAAAAGGTTATGTGGGGATGGAAGGAGGACCGCGCTGTTCTATTCGGGGAGGCCTCGAGTTGGGTCCTGTACCTTGATCTACCGTTCGGCAAGAACGAGGCCAAGCAAATCGTCTATCAGCAGGTCAGCTATCACTCTCCCAAGCGGGGCGTCGGCCCGGACTATGCCGGCGAGTGGGACGGCCGGCATGGCATGAGCAACCAGGTGGCGGTCGACTTCGCTGAATTCGTTTTGCAGCGGTCCGAGGAAAAGGCGGAGGCGAAAGCCGCGAAGGCGGCCGTGACACCATGAGAAACGAGGAGTCCCAATTGAGGAACCTATGGAGCCGAATCGAGGACCACGTCCTTCGCTTCATTCAAAAGCGCTGTGAGCATCCGGGCCATATGGTCGCCTTAGACATCCTGGAAGGCGGCGCCGATGGCTTTGCGGTGACGTATTGCAATCGCTGTGGGTCAGTGAGAACGGATTGGAAGTTGGCGCACGGGTTTCGCAAGTACGTTGACCCGGCCGTTAGTTGGCGCACGCCAGATCCGTTTCTATGGCGTGAGACAGGGTGGCTGGCGGCGTCGTCTAAACCGAAGCAATGACGCCGGGGGGTGATTACGGGTACCACCCGGCGCTGCTCGAGTTGATGAAGTGTTTCGCGCCGAAGGAGCGGCCGGCAATGGCCGCGTGGGCCGAGGAACACTTCCGGCTGTCATCGTCCTACTCGGCCGAGACGAACCTGATCACGTTGGACCCGTTCCAGGTGGAGCCGTGCAACGCGTTCAGCGACCCGCGGGTCCGCCAGATCACGCTGATGAGCTCGACGCAGCTTTTCAAAACCCTACTCATGCAGATCGGCATGGCCTGGGGTGTCGTCAACGATCCCGGGCCGATGTTGTTCGTGGGTTTCAAGGATTCCGACGTCGAGAAGTTTTCCAAGGAACGGTTTTCGCCGATGATGCACGACATCGAGCCGTTGGCGGCCGTCTCGATTCCGCTCAAGGGCCGCGAGTCGGGAAATACGATCGACCAGAAGCTGTTTACGAACGGCGCGTCGATCGACTTCGTTGGCTCTGGATCGCCGGCCAATCTCGCGCGCCGGACCATAAAGTTCCTGTTTTGCGATGAGGTGGACAAGTGGGAAGTGGACCGCCGCGAAGGGGAGCCGCTCGACTTGGCCCGCGCCCGCCTGGCGAGGTACTTTAACCGCTCTAAGCTCGTGGTCGCGTGCAGTCCCACGCTCGAGGGATCCAGCCGGATTGCCGCCGAGTTTGAGCAGTCCGACCAGCGCTATCCGTATGTAGCCTGTCCGTTTTGCCAGGAGATGCAAATTCTTCGCTGGCATAACGTGAAGTTCGACTCCGACTTGCCGCCGCGGGAGGCTGGCGCCGGCGCCCGCATTATCTGTACCTCGTGTAAGCAGCCCTGGACGGACCAGCAGCGGCGTTGGGCCTGCAAGCACACGCACCAGTGGCGGGCGCACCGCCCGTTCGAAGGGCACGCCGGGTTTTGGATTTCGCACCTGAACAGCACGTTGCCGGTGCATTCGCTCGAGGAGATGGTGGTCGACTGGTTGCGGGTCAAGGACGATCCGACCAAGCGCATTGTGTTCAAGAACACCCGTCTCGCCGAGTTGTACACGCTCGACGGAGAACGGCCGGACCACACCTCGCTGCGGGACCGGGCCGAGCCGTATCACATCCGGGGTGTCGATCTGGTGTTGCCCGAGGGCGCCGAGGCGATCGTGGCCGGCGCGGACGTCCAGGCCCGCCGCATCGAAGTCCAGACGCTGGGCATCGGCCTTATCGACGGCAATCTGCATATTTGGGTAGTCGATTACAACACCATCGAACTGCTCGACCACAACAACATTTCGACGGTGACTTCGGCGGCCGCCTATTGGACGGAGATGAAGCGACTACTCCATCGGACGTACCGGACACCGAGCGGCGTCCGGCTGCCGATTCTCGCCATGGCCGTCGATTGCGCTCACCAGGCCGAGGAGGTCTATAAGTTCAGCCAGTCCGAGAATCGACCGCTCCACAGTCAGGTCGGCGTCCTGATCAACTCTCCGCGCACGGTCGTTTGTATCCGCGGCTATGACACCGAAGCAATGACGCCCATTCACGGCGTCAGCGATCGCGAATCGGCGCGAATGCGGAAGGGCGCCGGCCAGGACATCCCGATCGTGACGCTGGGGACGGGATATCTGAAAACTGCGTTATATGGCGCTCTGCAGAGCCCGACCAGCTCGTGGCGGATTCACTTCTCCGAGGACCTTTCGCCCGACTACTATCGCGGCCTCGCCAGCGAACGCCAGATTGTTTCAAACGGAAAGATTAAGTGGGATCCCGTCTATCCACGCAACGAGCCGCTCGACACGTTCGTGTACGGCATGGGCGCGATGTATTTGCTCCGGATTGACCGGTGGCCGCAGGCTGATTGGAACACCTACCGGCGCAAGTTCGGCTTGAGCAGCGAGAAGGCGCCGGCTGTCGCATCCCAGTCGTTTCAATCCCCATACATTTCCGACAAGTGAACTCGCCGGTTTTCATTCCCACTACATTTCCCCTCTGATACGTTTCAGGACTCGGGCGTTCATGAGTACACTCCGGGTTATATGGCGACCGACCCGACAACAGACATCAATTGGTGGATCACCCGGCGGGCGGCTCTCTACAAGGCCTATACCAGTGGCGTGAAAGAGGTCCGATTCGAGACCCGGGTGGACGTCTTTAGATCCATGGACGAATTGGCGCAGGCCATCAGCTATTGCGACGGGATGATTGGATCAATGGGTGGGACGCCATTCCCGCCATTTGCCTACCCGGCGGCCGGTCGAGTTCGAACCACGAGGGTGGATATGTATGAGTAATAGCGTTGAAAAACCGGGCCTCACTAGCCGGATAAAAGGCGCCTATCGGATGCTCGTGTCCGGGTCGCCGGATACGATGGCGACGGGTTTCGATAGCGGCAGCCGGATGGTGCAGCGCATCAAGAATTGGGTTCCGCCCACCAACGAAATCAACGCCGCGATTACGAGCGACGGCCAGTTGATGCGGAACCGCAGCCGCAAGCTCATTGTGGAGAATCCTTGGGCATCGGCGGCACTCGACCTGTTCGTTTCCAACGCGGTATCGACCGGACCGATTCCGCGGCCGTTCCATCCGGACGCCAATAAACGCCAGCAGATGATTTATCTGTTCGACCGCTGGAGCCGGGTGTGCGTCAGCAACAGCTCCATGGACTTTTACGCGCTGTGCGCGTTGGCGGTTCGCGCCCAACGCAGCGACGGCGATTCGTTCACCCGGATCCGGTACCGGCGGACCGAGGACGGCCTGCCAGTGGGCATGCAGTTGCAGCCGCTCGAGGCGGACTTTTGTCCGCTCAATAAGCATGAGCTCCTGCCCACCACCGGACACCGGATCGAGGCGGGGATCGAGTTCGATGGGATTGGACGGCGGTCCGCTTATTGGATGCACAAGGCCCATCCAGCGGGGTCGAACCCAGGAGCCCGCGACCTGGAGTTGTTCCGGGTGCCGGCCGACGAGATCGTACACATGTTCGAGGTCAAGCGGCCGGGCCAGGAGCGCGGCTATCCGTGGCTCACGCCGTCGATCATCGCGCTGTACGACTTGAAGCAGTTAATGGACGCCAGTTTGATGCGGTTGAAGCTGGCGAATCTCCTTTCCATTTGGATTAAGAAGGGTCCGAACTCCAACGGAATTCTCGGCGAGACGCCGGTGGCCGGGGTCCAGGGGACCGTTCCCACGCCCGCGGCCGGTACCACCCAAGGCCGCTATGAGACGAGCTTCGCGCCCGGCTCGGTGAACTACTGCGAGGAGAACGAGGAGCCGCACTTCCTGATTCCGCCCGATCAGGGCAACAACTTTCAGGCGTTCGTGAACTTCTATCTGCGTTCGATCGCGCGGGCGCTTGGGTTGACCTACGAGCAGTTGTCGGGCGACCTCACGGGCGTGAACTTCGCCAGCAGCCGCGCCGGCATCCTGGAGATGCGCCGGCTGATGGAGATGTGGCAATACCACGTCATGATCCATCAGTTTTGCCGGCCGATTTGGGACAAGTGGATCCGGGAGGCGCTGCTCGAGGGGCGTCTGTGGCGAGGAGCCGAGTCCGAGTTCGCGGCCAACCCGGCCTACTTTGCAGCCGATTGGGCGCCGCCGGCCTGGCCGTGGGTGGATCCGGTGAAGGACCTGCAGGCGGCCCGCGACAGGATCCGAGCCGGCTTAGGTTCCCGCCGTAAAGAGTTGGCCCGGCTGGGCGAGGACATCGAGCAGATCGATCAGGAGAACCACGACGACAACGAGCGGTCCGACGATCTTGGTCTGATGTACGACTCCGATGGGCGTGTGGCGCTCGGGGCCGGCCGGAAGCCGGCCGAGGAAGAAGAGGAAGAAGAAGATCCGGCCAATCAGCCGGCGAAAGGGGGGGGCTAAATGGGCGACGAATTGGAACTTATGGTTCAAGGGACCGGGACCGTTTTTGGCGGCGATCCCGGCTTCACCTGGAGTCCGAAGCTAGTTAAACCGGTGGGCGAGTTGGGGCCGTGGGCCTCAGCCGACAGGTACCGGCGGGAGTTGATGGCCCGGGCCGGTAACAAGCCGGTGTTGTTTTCCGCCGACGCCGGGTGGCCGGTGACCAGCCAGCAGCGCAAGCCCTACGCGGTCCAGAACCGGGTGGCCATCATCGAGATCTCCGGGGTGCTGTCAAACGATCCCTGGTATTGGGACGAGACCGGGTACGGCCAGATTCAGCACGAGGTCCGGTTCGCCGCCCAGGACGCCGACGTGGACGGGATCCTGCTGAAGATCGACTCACCCGGCGGCTATACCGACGGCGCCTACGAGACTGCCGACCTGATCTACAAGGTGGGCAAGACCAAACCCATTTGGGCGGCGGCCGCGCCGATGGCCTATTCGGCGGCGTACCTGATCGGCAGCCAGGCGGCTAAGATTTTCACGCCCGATATTTCGGGCGGCGTTGGTTCGATCGGGGTCTACTGCCTGCACATGGATATGTCGGAGGCGCTGAAACAGTACGGCGTCAAGGCGACATTCATTCAAGCCGGTGAGGGCAAGACCGACGGCAATCCTTACGAGCCGCTTTCGGATCGGGCGCGGGAGGACTTGCAGGCCGACGTCAACCGTTTATATTCCGCGTTCGTTTCGCGTGTGTCGCGAGGACGCGGATTGAAAGAGAGTGAGATCATCGCCTTGGGCGCCTTCACGTACGATGGCGCCCAAGCGGCGATCGCCGCAGGTCTGGCGGATAAAACCGGCACGCCAGAGGCCGCCATCGCGGCTATGTCCAAGACCAAGGACGGCAGGTTGATGTTCGAAGAGCCGTTGGCTGATGCCGGCGGAGTGAGGAGCCTTTCTATGAGCACAGAACCTACCGGTCAGGCACAGCCCCAAGCACAGCCGCAAGCAACGCCGCCGGCACCACAGGCCGCAGCACCACCCCCAGCCGCGCCGCCGCCCGTCGTCAATCCCGCGGGCAGCGATGCGATGACCAAACTATTGGACGAACAAGAGCAGGTTCGCGACCTTTGCGAAATAGCCGGTAAGCCGGCGCTTGCTCTCGACTTCCAACGACGCAACTTAAGCGTGGCGCAAGTCCGCGCTGAACTGAAAAAGGCCCGGGTAGATGGGCAGGCCGGCGAAATCAACCCCACCATCAGCGGGTTGGCCGGCCTCGGGAAAGAGAATCGGCAAAGCCTGGCGGCCCGCATGGTCCAGCATCTGCGCCGCAACGGCAAAGTGCCGGTAGAGAGGGGGGCATAACCTTGCCACGATACGACGACCAGCACAAAGAAGAAGTTAAGCCGTTTGGCGATCCCAAGGGAGGCCACAACGCGCCAAAAGGCAAGACCATCGAGCCGATCGCATCGACAGACGGCACCGTTTCGACGCAGCAAGCCGTTGTGGCGGCCCGGGCGGCGGGCGGAAACACGGCGCCGATCATCGACCGGCACCGCAGGCTGAGCGATTGGCTCGGCGGCGAACCGGACTATCCGCCTTACTTCGGCCGCGACGAAGTGGCGGTGGTGGCCGGCGAGGAGATGTGGACGGGGACCATTCTCCAGGCTGCCGGCGCCGGCGAGGTGCAGGCATGGGTGGCCGGCCAGACACCGGTGGGCATCCTGATCAGCGAGTACATTCCCGGTGAGACCACCGCGCCTTATCTCGCTGTTGCCCTGATGCGCGGTCCGGCGCATATCAAGGACATGGGCATTCTGTGGCCGGACGGCATTACGGCGCAACAAATCGAGGCCTGCAAAGTAGCCTTTGCCGCTAAGCAGATCGTTTTCCGGGAGACGGCGTAAGCCAGAGAAAGAAAAGAGGAATAGAACACCATGCCTGGCTTACTCACTGATGTTTTTAACAGCGACGCATTCTCGCTCACCGAACTGACCGATGCGTTCAATATCGTGCCGAATACGTTCGGAAAACTGCGGCGCATGAACCTGTTTCCGGACAAACCCGTCCGGAGCCCGCTGGCCACGTTCGAACGCCGGACGTTCAGCAACAACCTTCTGCCCTCCGTCCAGTGGGGCGGCCCGGCGTCCCAGGGCAGCTTGGGCGGGCGCGACCTGGCCCGGATCCCGATCCCGCACTTCCCGCACGAGGACATCGTCCACGCGCAGGATGTTATGGGCGTTCGGGCCTTCGGCAGTACCGACTCTTTTGCCGCGATCCAGGACCTCATCAACGAGAAGCTGGAGACCATGGCCGGCAAGCACGACATTACGCGCGAGTTTATGTCGTGGGGCGCGTTGAACGGGATCGTCATGGACGGCAACGGCGTCGTCATCGCCGACCTGTTCGAGGCATTCGGCCGGACGGAGAAGGTCATCGATTTCGACCTCGACAACCAGGCGACCGAGCCGCTCCTGAAGGTCATGGAGATGAAGCGGTACATCGAGTTGAACATGGAAGGCGAGCAGTCCACCGGGGTCTGGTGCCCGGTTGCTTACGACTTCTTTGCCAAACTCGTTACGCATCCGAATGTGAAGGCCGCCTACAACACCTATTTGCAAGGGCAGCAGCCGTTGCGTGAGGACTTGCGGACCGGATTTAACTACATGGGCGTAATGTTCGAGGTCGAGGAGGGCTATGCCACGACCGCGGGCACACCGACGACGGCGCCGGTGACGCACCGGTTCATTCCGGACGGGACGGGGCGGGCGGTTCCGCTCGGCACCGATTCGTTTGGGACGCTGCTGGCGCCGGCCGATTTCATCGAGACGGTGAACACGCCGGGACTGCCGCGTTACGCCAAGCAGTTTATTGATAAGTTCGACCGCTTCGTGCAGCTGCACACGCAATCGAACCCCATGCCGTACTGCAAGCGGCCGCAGATTCTCGTTAAACTCCTGATGTAGCTCGGGCCAGCTACGTTTGCATACCATCTACCCGGCCGCCCTTACCCAAGAGAGAGGGCGGCCGTTTTTTATGGTCCGGAGGGGGGAAGTCAGCCATCCTGGAGGTGTCCAAGCGTTAATGCTGTCCTGCATTGACCTTGTTAAGGCCCGTCTGGTTTGTCCCGGACGGGCTGTCCTTTTTGTAGCCTGTGGATCATGCCAGACGATATCGATCTCCAGGCCGAGCCGGCCGCGTCCGCGACATGGTCCGTCCCGCGCGAGTGGGCTGGCGACACGGCGTTCCTTATCGGTGGGGGTCCTTCGCTCCGGGGTTTCCCCGTCGATCGCCTCCGCGGCCGCGGGCGCGTCATCGTTATCAATCGCATGGTGTTGCCGTGCGAGGAGTGGCCGGGCGTGCCGTGGGCCGATGTCCTCCACTTCTGCGATTGCAGTTTCTGGGTCAGCTTCCGCGACCAGATCCTACCGCTCTGGCAGGGCGGCCGGATCACCACGCTGTGCAACGGCTACATGGTGGAGGCCGGCGCGGTGGTGGCGGCCCGGATGTACCCGGGCGACGGCCTGTTGCGCTTGGCCCGGGCGCCGCGGTTGGGGTTGAGCAACGATCCGCGCCGGCTGTCCCACGGTTCGAGCTCGGGCTACCAGGCCATCAATCTCGCCTATCTGTTCGGCGCCACGCGCATTGTTCTGTTGGGTTTCGATCTGCAGTTCGCGGGCGATCGCACTCACACCCACGCCGGGTACGGGATCCGGCAGGCGACCCTGTCCCACCAGTTGGGGGTTCATGCGTCCGCGTTCCCGTTCCTGGTGGAGCCGCTCGAGCGCGCCGGTGTGGAAGTCTTGAACGCCAGTCCAAATTCGGCGCTTACGTGTTGGCCGAGAATTCCGCGCGATGAGACTCTGTCTCTATGATTCCAGAGGTTTCGGTGGCTATTCCGGTCCGGGCCGGGGAGACGACCATGCCGGTGCTCAAGTCGTTAGGGCGCCAGGAGGGTGTCCGGCTGCAGGTGAGTATCTGTCACGACGTCGACGGCCGTGGCGCCAATTGGGCGCGGAACCAGGCGGCCGCGGTGGCCCGGCATCCGTTTCTCCTGTTTAGCGACGCCGATATCGAGTGGGAGCCGATGGCGCTGTTGCATCTGGTGCGGACGCTCGAGGCCAACCCGGGCGCCGCCTACGCTTACGGCAGCTACGAGATGGCCGGGCGGATCCAATGCACCGAGCCGTTCAGCCCGTCCCGGTTGCGGCAGCGTAACTTCGTATCGACCATGAGCCTGCTACGGCGCGAGACGTTCCCGGGGTTCGATGAGTCGATCGGCCGTTTCCAGGATTGGGACCTATGGCTCACGATGCTCAAAAAAGGCCACATCGGCGTGCAATCCAATCGCCTGCTATTCCGGACGCGGTTGCGCGACGGGATCACGCTGAACGGCCCGATTTCGGCCGAGGACGGCCGCGCCATTATCCGGCGAAAGCATAACCTCGTTTGATATGAAAGTCGCCATTTACACGCTCACCCGGGACCGGTTGGAGTACACCCAGCGCAGTTTCGAATCGCTCCGTGAACGCGCCGGTTACGAGTACAGTCACCTCGTGATCGACAACGGATCCACGGATGGGACGGTCGAGTGGCTGAAGGAGGAATCCAATGCTTCGCGGCTGCAGGTGGCATTCGCCAATCGGAATCTCGGTATATCCGTCGCGTCCAATATTGCCCTGGAAGTCATCGGCAACCGTTCGCCGCTCCATCGGCCGGACCTGATCGTGAAAATGGACAACGATTGCATGATTAAGAGTCCGGACCTGTTGCGGCGCGTGGTGGAGTGTTTCCAGGCGTCGGAGCAGCGGATATTGGGACCGGCCTTCCTGTTGTCGCCGGCGGTCATCGGGATTAACAAGCAGCCGCAGGTGGCCCGGCATACCCGGTTGGGGGAGTACCAGATCAATCTGACCGCGATCGTGGGCGGGTTGTTCCACGTGCTGCCGGCGACCGCGTATCTGCATTACCGCTATCCCGAGAACTTGCCTTATGCCAAAGGGCAGGACGACGCTCTCTGCAACTACTGGAAACAGCAGGGCGGCGAGGTCGGATACATCGACGCTCTGATGGTGGAGCACATGGACGGCACCGACGCGCAGGCAGAGAAATACCCGGAGTATTTTCAGCGCAAGTGGTTAGAAGAAAAGCAAATTCCGCCTTCTGACGACTGACCGCGCCCGGCGCTCTCTGCTTATACTTCCGTTGTGAATCTCCACTACTTACTCGCTGACAACATAGCTAAAGGCGAGCGTTGGCTTGAGCAGCAACACGAGGCCGGATGCTACTTCGCAAACGAACACGACCGCGGCATCCAGCCGACAGCGGCCGCGGCGCACTATTGGGCCTGGGCGGCGGCGATAAAAGTGGGCAAGGATCGCGGCTACCTGAACCACGCGCGGGCGGCCGCCGACTGGATGGCGGGTTACTGGGAAGAGAACGAGCGGCGATTGCCCGATCCGGGATCTGGCACCGAGTACTTCTTTGACCTGGGATGCGCTGCCCGGGCACTGTTCGCGGTGTATCGGGCGACCGAAGTTGAGCGCTATGCAGATGTTTCGGTGCAGATGGTGGCCCGGATGAGCGACTTTGCCAACGCCACTTATCCCGGCCGGTTCCACGCCGTTATTGAACTCCCGGGTGCAGTCACCTACATTGACCCCGACGCGCCGCCCATACCAAACGGCCATCCCGCCTGGCGGCAAACGTTCGGGCCGCACCAGCGGAAGGCGGCCGTTGCTCTCCGCTTGTTTAATCGCCCGCTTTATGACGTGGTCGACGTAGCCCTGATGGACTACGCTGTCTACTTCACAGCAGAGACCGGAGTGGACCCGGATTTACCGTTAGCTGCGGCCTATGAGCAGGAGGACCCGGCCAAGCGCCAGAAGCCAACCGGTAAGGTCGCCAAGGAGATAGCGGAGTTCACGCGGCGGTGCGCTATCCGATCGGCCGAGCACGACGCGGTGCGCTGCCAGATCGAGGCGTATTCGGCCGAGGCGTTGGTATTGGGGCAGTATTCGCAACAGCGGGCGCGGCAAGTGATCGAGCAGTTGGGCGTGCTGATCGCCCAGTCGCCCATCCTGCGAACCGACGCCTATGGGCAGTGGATCCGCTTGCGGTTGCTCACCGGCGCTAAACCTTCGTTTCCGCTGATCGACATCGAGAAGCTGTGCCAGGCGCAGACCCCTTCCGGCGGGTGGCAGACGTTTATGGCCCATCCGGATCCGGCGACCTGCATTGAGTGTTCGGTGGAGGCGACGGTCATCGCCATGCAGACCTTGGGCATCTACGCGGACAGGAGCGATCGCACCGCGTTCCCGCACGGTCCGCTCGGTAAGCGCGAACTGGTGATCATATGAGCCCGGCCACCCAGGAGAGTCCTATCGGTTGGTATGCGCCGCCGGCGCGGGTGATGAAGCCGCAGGTGATTGTCACGTCCTACCGGCGGCCGCTCTACCTCGAGCAATGTCTCGGTTCGTTGCGGCAATGCGACATCGAGTTGTACGCCGTCGACGGCGGCGATCGCGACGAGGAAACCACGCGAGTCCTGGACAACTATTGCGACAAGTGGCTGGGATTGACCGGCAATCCGGGCGCCGACGTGGCGCGGAACGCGGGTCTGAAGGCGTTTGTCACCGACCCGGTGTGCGTCTTTTCTTCCGATGACTACGTGTACCCGCGACGGTGGGCCGCCGAACTGCTCGACCAGTGGTACTCGCTCCGCGGACCCAAGAGCGCCGGCGCCAGCCAGTGGGGGATGATCGCCTGTCCAACGGAGGAAGTGATCCGGATTCATGGGGACTCGGGCGATCGCGCCTATCAGCAACCCGATTTGTTCTCCATCAGGAAGATGTGTCTGGTGGATCAGATCCCGGGCGCCTCTGGCGTGCTGATCGATACGAACCTTTTACGCCGGATCGGCGGGTTCCCGGTCTATGGGCGGTTTGGCCATGGACTCGCCGCGCTCTCGATTGAAATGTCGAGCCGCAATATCCTACGCGGCTACTCCGACGCGCCCGTCGTCGGTCACCCGGGGGTCTATCTCTACCCGGAGCACAGCGATCGCCGGGCGGCGGTGGCCGGCTGGCGGACCGAGGCCGCGGCCCATCGGCCCGGGGAGCGATGCGGGAATATATGGCCGGGCGACCTCCCGGGGGATGCGCTGTGAAGGAGGCCGGGCCGCGGTTTATGAATATCTGCGCCGGCGATCGCGTCTTTCCCGGATGGGAATCGACCGACATCGCACCCACCGATCCGCGCGTCCTGATGGCTGACGCCACTTCCCTGCCCTACGCCGACGCCACCGTCGACGTCGTCATGATGAGTCACGCTTTGACGAACCTCGACCGGGTCAAGAACGGATGGCGGCGCTGTTTTGAAGAGGTGCACCGGGTGTTACGGCCGGGCGGCTGTTTCCGGATCGATGACGCGCCCGAGCGGTGGTACGTGACGGACGAGCAAGGCATGCCCATTATCGAGCCGGACTTCGCAGCCTACGCCAAGCCGCGGGGTTGGGTGGTGCGGGCGCTTTATATGTCCGGCTTCAGCGAAGTGTTTTCGGTGAATCCCGCGACCACCTCTATTCCCGCGTTGCTCGACACCTTCACCTACAGCGCCGAGGAACGGTGGCAACTCGAGCACGGTCTAATCGGCAACAAAAGCTGGCACGTATCTTTCACGCTCGAAGCGGTGAAGGCGCTGTAATCGGGACAGTCCGGACAAAGGAGGAAATATGTCTGTATCAGACGAACAACACGGCCCGCTCATTTTGGACCTGGACGACTTCACCGGCGAGGACCAGCAGCTTAACGAACTCGACAACTTACGCCAGCTGTTCGGCGAAGAGTTCCAGGTCACCTTGTTTACGATCCCCGGCTTGTGCGGCCTAAAACGCGCCGAGACCGTCCGGCGGGAGTTTCCGGGGATGGAGATGGTTCCGCACGGTTTTCTCCATCCGGACGCCCACGAATGCAGCCGGTGGACGGGGCCGATGATGGAGGCGTACCTGGATGAGATCGCGGGCCTCTTATTCGAGAAGGGGTTCAAGGCGCCGGGTTGGCAGATCACCGATCCGATGTATTGGGTCCTGCTCAAGCGCGGTTATTGGGTAGCCGACCAAATCTACAACCGGCCGCGGCGCCCGGCCGAATTGCTGGCCTACGAGGTGGACGAGGCCCGGAAGATCCACGGCCATATGGGGCACTTGGGCGGCCACAACATGAACGAGTTGACCCTCATTCTGCCCGTTCTTACGAGCCAAGTGCGCTTCCTGGAAGAACGGCGGCAAGCGGGCCTCTACAAAGGCACGCTGTTCGGCTTGTGCGGGAACGAGTTACGGCTCACCGGGGAGGCGTAATGGCCCGCTACGACATCGTGATTCCGCATTGGGGCGAGGGTGCCCTTACGGACATTTGCCGCTTGTGTCTGGACTCGGTGGCCAACGCCGGCGGGGACTTCCGGTTGATCCTGGTGGACAACGGTTCGGCGGACCCGCGCCGGCTGCAGCCGCAACTGGACCGCATGGACCACGTTGTCATTCGCAATTCTGAGAACCTTGGATTCATCCGGGCGACGAACCAGGGCATTCAGTTCTCCACGGCGCCACTCGTGGTTCTGCTGAACAATGACACCCTGGTTCCGCCCGGGTGGTTGCAGCTGCTCGAGCAGCCGTTTCGCGAGGTTCCGAACGCTGGACTCTCCGGGCCGCTCACCGACACCACGGCCAGTTGGCAGGGGCAATGGAAGAAGCGCAACAACGGCGGCATCGTCACGTTGGCGCCCGGGCGGATGCTGGCTTTTTTTTGCGTCATGATCCATCGCCAGGTGATTGACGAAATCGGCTACCTGGACGAAGCGTATGGCGTCGGTTTCGGCGACGATGATGAGTACTGCCGGCGGGCCGAGGAAGCCGGTTACAAGCTCTGTCTGTGTCAGGACCTGAAAGTGGCGCACCGTCACCGGACGTCGTTTCAGGTTCGCTACACACCGGAGGAGATCACCAAAATGCAGAGCGATGCGATGCGTCGTTTCCGATTGAGCAAAGGAGTTTTCGATGGCCTACGTTCCAAGTCTTAGCCAGATCTGTACCGAAGCAGCCACATTGGCGAAGGTGGATTTTAACGATCCACGGAAGCTGATCACTGCTTTGGCCCGTGTTCTATATGACGCCTACCGGGCGAAAACCGGCGGGGTATCGCTGGCCAGCGGCGCTGCCATTCCGGAGTGGGACGCTTTGCGGCCCGACATCCAGGAGGCGTGGGAGGCGTCGGCCACCGCCGCTCTGGTCTATGCCAACACCAGGTTCGATGTGACGGTCCACGTGGGGTTCCGCCGTGGCGTGTGAAGGACGATGCAGCGGTTGCGCTTTGAAGCCCGGCGGCAAGGCAAACCAGGAAGTGACCAACCGGCTAACGGCGCTGTTCTCGGCGCTCGGCGGGACGCCGTTCTACTGCCACGATAAGTTCGGATGGACCGACGACCGGCCCGACTATCCGGGCGGCATGGGCCGGGTGAGCAACACGATTGTGAATCTGATGACGGCGCCAACGCTGATCCACAACTCACCGGAGGTCGGCAATGCCATTTCCGACGCAACGGCCACCGGGGTTCCGCCGAGTATGTTCGACAGCGATCGGGCGGCGTTGGGCAAACATCCTCACTGCAAAGGGTGGCAGGCGGCTGTGGCGCGTCTACGGGATGGGGGTTGGTTCCAGGACCCGGCCCGGCGCGTGATCCGCCGCGCGATCGCCAGCATGGGCCTGTTGGCGCTCGAGCGTCTGGGGACGGAGAAGGCACCCGCCAAGCGTCGGGCGTGCATCGCCGATATCAAGACCGCCATGCGCCGGTTTACGCAGGAGTTGAAGAAGGACGGCGGCCGCGTCCATTTGAGCGACTTAGAGTCTAATTAGAGTGCCCGACATCGATGTCGTCTTTTTCCTGGTTTTCCTCGGGGCGTGCCTGATTCGGGTTTACGTCGAGCGCGATCGCCGAAAGCCGCCGCCGGAATCCGGAGACGGCGTCTGATCCTGGCCGTAAAACCGGGCGATAAATATTCAGGTAAACACTGATATCATTGGTGTACATCTATAAGCTGTCACGGTAACCTGAACACGTATGAAGTTTCGGGATCTCACCAAGTTAATTGAAGCGGATGGATGGCAGTTGGCCCGTCAAAAAGGTTCGCACGCACACTACACCCACCCGGTGAAACGAGGTTCGGTGACTATCGCTGGCCACCCTGGCGATGATGTACGGCCCGGAACATTAGCTTCGATTTGCGAACAAGCCCAGATACCGAAACCGAAAAGGAAATAAACAGATGACATACGCAATCGTCATTGAGCCAACCGGAACCGGGTATTGCTCATACGTTCCAGACTTGCCGGGCTGCGTCGGCGCGGCCGCTACGCTGCCGGAATTGAAGGTTCTTATGGCCGAGGCCATTAAGGGCCATATCGAATTCAACCGGGAACTAGGAGAAGAGATCCCGCCGCCCACCACCCTAGTGGCTTCCGTCGAAGTTGAGCTGGACTGTGTTGCCCAGTAAATTGGCGGCCACGGCCGCCCAGCGGGGCAGCAAAGGCGGCCGGGCGCGAGTTCCCAAAGGGGTAGCAGTCAGCGCCCGCGCCGACGAGATCCGCGCCATGGCCGTGGCGGCTCGGTCGATTCCTAAGCCGTGCCCGCGCTGCGGGGTGCCCTGTGCCAGCGGACGAAAAGCCAAGGCGCATTGTGCCGGGACCGACCAGCGGCCGCTGTAGACTCCGGGGATGGCCGATTTCGCCACCGCGTTTGACGATTCGCCGTCGTTGTTGATCTGTGGCCAGCGGAAGAAGTGGCGCCGTTGTGCTCATTGCGGCCGCCGCACGTTTCATTTGTGCGATTGGCGGATGCTGAAGACCAGGCCCACCAAGGTCTGCCGCCTGCAGCCGGGCATGCCGGTCAAGGGCTACGAGCACAACTTCCTCCCGTTGGACGGCGTCATTCTCTCTGTCCGCCCATTGAATCGAGAAGACTTCCAGGGCTTTAGCGACAAGGGGTGGATTGTATACCGGGGCGCGTTCAAGCGGCAGATAGAAATCGAGGTCGAGTATTACGGCAACCGCCCACAGCCAGCCAGCAAGAGGCCCGTATTGATCATTCGACCGCACGTGAAGGACCGACTGCCAATCATCCGGCCGGGCCGGTGCTCGAAACCATGCTGTGTTCGTTGCCGGCGGACCGTGGCGCCAGGCGTCGACTATTGCCAGGACCATTGGCTGTAGAGAACGTGTCGCCGAAATCTGCCTGCAGCGCGTAAACGCGCCGCGATTGTGTTTGCCAGCATATGGGCGTGGGATCCCCCAACGCCGTAGGAGGCGACACGATGAAAGTGGTTGACGTCCAAATAGGAAAGATTGACTTTAGCAATAGGTACCGCAAGGAGCTTGGCGACATCGCCGCGTTGGCCGAGAACATCAGGGAGTGCGGCCTGCTGCAGCCCATCGGCGTTGATCAGAATTTCAAACTGATTTGCGGAGAGCGGCGGGTGTTGGCCTTTATCCGGCTGAATCGGGAAACTATTCCCGCAGTCATTTTAAAGCTCGATTCCCTTATTGCCGGCGAGTACGCGGAGAACGAGTTTCGGAAGCAGTTCACGCCATCCGAGCGTGCTGCTATCGGCAAGGCGCTAGAAGCAGAACTTGGAAACCGCAAGGGCGCCAATCAGCATACCCGTAAAAACGGGGACCCTCACGGAGAGACCGTCGATATCGCCGCTAAGCGGGCCGGGTTTAAGAGCGCGGAAACTTTTAGGGCCGCCCAGAAGGTTACCGAGCGTGGATCCGAGGAATTGGTTGCTGCAATGGACGAAGGAAAGGTGTCTATTGCGGCGGCCGCCTCTATTGCCAGCCAGCCGAAGCCGGACCAGAATCGCATCATCGAGCTTCCCAAAGAGAAGCAGCGGGCGGCGATCAGTCTGATCCGAAAGTCGAAGGCCGACCGCGAGGCCAATGAGCGAAGAGCCCGGGATATCTATCTGTTCCGCGGCCTGTACAACGCGGTGAAGTTTATTGCTGAATTCAACGAAGGCACCAGAGAAACCTGGGATGGCCTATGGCGGGTCAGCGCATACGATTTCAGCGATCACTTGAACCGGGCACTGGAGTATTTGCCCAAGTTGAAGAAGGAGCACCCAAATGCCGCCAAACGGCCTTTACAAGTATCGTAAGGAGTTTAACGATGCCATGCGTACTTCGATCAGCGCCTGTGCATTAAAGACTGGGAAACACGATGTAACCACCATCGTGGAATACATTGTGAAGCAGTATGCCGCCTTGATCAAACCACTAATTGACCATTTCGTGGCGGCACATATTGGAGAGCTCGTTCGGTCGGAATTACGCCGCTGCACCGTTTCGCTCGATGTCGCGCAGCAGGAAGCGCTTCAGGAGGCGCTCCAACTAAGATTGGCCTTCTACGACATGGATGAGTTCCGTGCAGTCGACCGTGCCATTTTTGTCCTGGACGAAAACAACAAGAGAGAGCGTGTGGACTATCACCGATCCACTGAGGCGCAGCGGAACTCCAGCATTACGATCAAGTCGGTGCAGATCGACGCGGACCAAGCCAAGCTGGATAGAGATCGGGCGGCGAACGCATGGCTTCACGTTTTGGTCGAAAAGTATGGAGATTTAGCCGCCGAGGAGTTGGTGCGGTTATGGCTCCTAGAAAAACAGAGCGCAAGGGTGAATTAGGTACGACGCGTCGGAACGCGCCCGCCTACAATTCGCCACAATAACCGCATGCCACTTACATTAGAAGAATCCGCCGCCCTGATGAACGACCAGACGATGAAGGGCAAAGCTAAAGTTGCAATGTTGCGCTATTGCGACACGATCCTCATCGAAGCTGATAGCACTTTGGGGCACACCAGCCGCGTTAGGTGGGCGCAGCAGGCAATGCAGCAGCCGGAAATCTGGGTCAACCAGCTTTATCCGAATGTGATCATGGACCCGGCGATCCAGGAAGCTGGCGCCGCCGCCACCGACCAGCAAATCCAGGCCGCGACGGAAGCGGTCATAAATAAGACGGTTTGACCCGTTTCAACCCAGCGTTTATGAGGGTTGCCGCTAAAACGCCAGCCCTCGCGTTCCGGTTGAATGGAAGGGTCCGGCCGTCCGATCTGTTGTGTTTCCTGCGGATCGCGGTTTGGTTGTCTCGGGGGAGACGCCAGCTAGTTTGGCTCAGCCAGCCAGCGGCCGGACACCGACGAAGGAGCCTGCATGCTGTCCCTGATCACACCAACCGGCGGCCGCCCGAACGCGTTCCGTCTGCTCGAGGGCTACATCGCCGCCCAGAGCTACCGCGGCATGGTGGAGTGGATCGTGGTCGATGACGGGCCGAAGCCGACGACTTGTTGTCAGGGCCAGACCGTAATCCGCCGGCAGCCGTACTGGACACCGCAGCACGGCCCGTCGCTGGTGGCGAATCTGACGGCCGGTTTGCGGGAAGCCCGCGGCGAGAAGATCTTATTTATCGAGGACGACGAGTGTTACTTGCCTTTCTACCTGGCGCGGATGGAGGAGGCGCTCGACCGGCACGCTCTGGTGGGCCAGGCGCCGGCCCGGTACTACAACGTGAAGACCCGGAGCTATAGGGTGATCTCAAACGCCACGCACGCCAGCTTGGCTCAGACCGCCATGCGGCGGGAGTTGGTGCAGCCGTTCCTCGATATCCTCGCCGCGCAGCCGTCGCCGTTTGTGGACCTTCCCTTGTGGCGCAGCTACGGGTCGGCCGGGCTGTCGTTCAGTTGCGCCGATGTCGTCTCTATCAAGGGGATGCCGGGACGGCCCGGTATCGGCGCCGGACACCGGGCCGGTGGCGTGTCATGGATCGGCGATCCGGATTGCGTCACGCTGCGGTCCTGGATTGGCGATCGCTACTTGTCCTATCTCCCGTACTGCCAGCACGCGTGATCACCTTTCCGTTTTGGGTCCGCAGCGCGGGACGGCGGCCGCGTGCCCGGTGCTAACCTCGCGGTTGTGAGAGAGTTCGAAAGTCCCGACCCGGCATGCCTCGACCAGTACGGGGAGCCCGTGGTGTTCACGCCGGCCGACGGTGGAGGGCCATATGAAGTCACGATGATCGTTTCGTCCTCCGGTCCCTACGCCGACGTACAACCGGCGCCCATCCTGGTGTTGTTCGGCACGTTGGAACTCTCCGGGTTTATCGCTGCCGGCGCTCCTCTCCCGCTCCGCGGGGACTTCTTTCACGTCGACAACATTCTCTATGAGTGCTACCTCGTGAAGCAGGACCGAGCGGGTGGCACGCCGGGTACCAACGGCACCTGGTGCTATCTGACGCAGGGTGGTGGGTAATGGCGGTCACGGTTGTCGATCCGTACGAGTTGCTGTCCCTCTATCAGGCGACCTTGATGGGGGTTCCCGAGGTTGTGGCGCTGGTGGACGGCGTGCCCGGAAACATAAAGCTGCTCGACCGCGAGAGCGACTTATCCGGCGAGATCGAGAATCTTCGGCCGCCGGCCATTTTGATCTATTGGGACGGCATCACACCGTCTCGCTTTCCGAGCCGATTCAAATACGGAGTCGGCATCATCCTGCGGGTCAAACAGGCGGCCCGCATGTTTCAGGCGTTGTGCCAAGGCAGCTCAACTTACACAGGGAGCGATGGCCTGCCGATGCTTGTCTCTACTATCCACCCGCGCTTTGACCCGATGGAGATGCCATCGGTCGAGCGGCTGCAAATCGCTTTGAGCGATCGCCGTTCCTTTGAGTGCATGGTCATGAAATCAGGATTTCTCGACCGTGGGTCCAACTAACACTCAAAAGGAGCCTACATGCCGGCACGCGATATAGAGCTAGTCGTAGCCACTTCATTTCGAAAGCAACCGGGGACCGGCTTGGAAACCACCACGGCAGCGCAACTCCAGACGCCGTTGGCCGCCGGGTTCTGGGTGCCTAACATCACCGCTTTCAACGTTCCCATTCCGACCCTCAATTTCGAGGACGATAGCGAATTCTACGGGAAGGGCTTCGAATGGGTTTCGCAGCTGTTCCCGACCTCAGCCGACTCGGCGTGGGAATGGCCGAGCTTCCTGACCTCCCAGAACTTTGCCCAGGCGATTGTGTTTGCGCTCGGCAAGTACACCGAGACGCCGGCGTCCGGGGCCGTCACCTATGTGGCCACGCCGATGGATGCGCCGGTCAACGGCGTCAATCTTCCGGCGATGACCGTGCTGGCCGGGATCCGGCAAGGGACCGCGGGTAAGATTCTGGACGTCCAGGTTCCCGGCCTCTGTTCAAACGGGTTCACCCTCAATGTGCAGCGCGGCCCGGGCCTGCAAAACACGAACCTGACGCAGCGGTATATCGGGTGCGGAAAGTTTGTCGATTCGGCCGGGGTTACCTACCCGCCCAAAACCCAGGAGAATCGCTTGGGCGCCGGCCTGTCGACCGCCATCCGCATCAACGGCGTCGACTACCTGGCAAACGCCCGTTTCGTAGATTTGAACTACGAGTACAACAACAACATCACCGGCGACAACGGTTTCTATCCGGGATCCGGCTCCCAAAACGGATTCGATATCCGCGGCCGGATGCGCTACGGCAAGCGGACGCAGACCTTGTCCTGGCAGGTGGAGTTGGAGAAGGACTCCATCGAACTCCAAAACCTCTTAAACGGGGTGGAGGGTCCGGCCGAGTTGGAAATCACCGGCGGCGCGATCGGGTCCGAGTTTCACAAGGCGCAGATCGAATGGCCGCGGACGCGGCACAAGGGTTGGTCGATGACTTCGGTCGACGGTTTCGTGACGGCGCAGGTCGAAACCGCGATCATGAACTCCGAGACCAGCGGTTCGGTAACAGCGACGGCGGTCACCGACCTCGCCGGAATCGGAAGTTAGAAAACGCCGTCTGGCACGGCGAACCAACGCGCCCGGTCTTGTTAGCATGGCCGGGCGCGTACTTATTTCCCCCACTAGGAGTTGCGATGAACCTGCAGGAACCGTTTTGCATTGAGATTGTCGGCCCGGCGGGCACGGCCACATATCGTCTGCCGTACCCCGATGAGGCGTTTTGGTTGGAGCGGGCCAAACGGCAGCGCCTGGAAAGGACCAGCAAAGCGCAACAGGTGCGTTTCAAGGTGACTCCATGCCGGGAGTTCGACTATAACCAGGTGCTCAACACGGCCACCGAGAAGCCCGAGGAGTTTGATGAATACGACGCCGAGTTTGTGATTGCCCGGTTGGCGAATTGCGATATTGTGTCGCACGAGCAGACCACCCCTTCCACCCATAAATTCGAGTTAAGGGGATTCAACGGCGAGGAGTTGGCCGTTGTTCTCGCCTATCCTTCGCGGCGCCAGGTGGTGACTTACCGGGAGGCCACCAGCGACTCCTACAGCACCAAGGGCGGCGGCACGACGATCCTGAGCTTGAAGCCGTGCGTCACGCTGTTCCAGGTGTTGTTGAAGGACACCGTGGGCTATGAGGGCGGGCAGGTGCCGGTCCCGCACATGGACACCTACATTCAGCAGTTGCTGGACATCGTAGACCCAAACGGGTAGAGCCCGGCGATCCGGGCTATATCTTGGTGGAGCAACTCCGGGACCTCGGTCTGAACGGCGAGGTCCTGAATCCGACTCCCGAGATCGAGTTGCTGATCGAGTTGGAGACCGAACTGGAGCTCGGCTTGACCATTACGCGGGACGACATCTCCGAGCGGCAGTTTCAGGCGTTGATTATGGTGCGCCGGTTCCGGAGGGAGCGCGACCAGTCGCAAGCCAAAGCCCGGCAGGCTGAGGCGTTCCACCAGGCGGCCGCGGCCCGCTCCCGCAGCGCGATTTAGGCGATCGGGACTCTCGGGACAATCGCGGCTTATGTCTCGAAACGGGGAATCGGGACTCTCGGGACAATCGCGGCTTATGTCCCGACTTCATAATTCTCTTATGGCGAAACCGTTCGAGACGAAGCACCAACGCGTCCGCTTCCGGACCGATGGATGGACGCCGCAGGAGATGGCGGAAGCTGCCAATGGCTTTATCAAGAACGGGTTGCTTCCACGTCTGGCGGCGGGCTTAACTACCTCGGACATGCCGGCGCCGCCGCTCAAACCGGAGTATGCCAAGCGGAAGGTGCGGAACTTTCGCGCGAAGCCGATCCGCGATTTGAACCGGACGGGGAGGACCATCGGTTCGATCAAGGTCCTTTCGGCCGGCGCCAATATCGCCAAGATCGGTGCGACCGATGCGCTGACCAACGCCCGGATTCATATCAACGCACGAATCGTCCGCCAGTTCGGTGTGTCGCCGAACGACCAGAACGTCATCGGGGAGGAGTTCGGGAAGCTCCCAAGTCCAATCAAGATCGTGAAGACGACCAGCGGTAAGAAGGAGTAACTCCATGCCCGAACAAAAAGAAATCATCAGCCTGGAGGCCGTGGACAAGACTGGCCCGGCCACTAAGAGCGCGAACAAAAACATCGGGTCGGTGGAGAAGGCTGCGGATGACGCCAGCGAGGCAATCACCGGAACGACCGCGGCCGCTACAAGAAAGGCGGTGGCGGTCACCGATGCCGGGCTCACGTCGATCAAGCGGCTAGTGGAGAAGGCCGAGCGGGACGCCGAGCGAGTGACCATGACGAAGGTCGAGCAATTGCAGGCGCACAAAGCCCGGCAACTCGCCTTAGTCAGCCAGGATGACACCAAGTCGTCTAATCGCATCGCGGCCGCCTACGACAAGATAATCACCCAGGCCAAGGCAGCCGAAGAGGCGACCCGCAATGCCGCCGCCGCCAGCCAGGTGAGCCAGGTCAAGGCGACCGGGGCCGCCACCGCGATCAACGCCCAAGCGGCGGCTTACGACAAGGCGGCCGTCGCAGCGCAACGTCTGGCCGTGGCCCAGGATGCCGGCGCCGGTGGCATGGAGCGCTTTCTGCGAACGGCGAAGTCGTTCCAGAACATCACGTCGTCATTGGGTCAGTCGCTTACGGTCGGTCTAACGTTGCCGATCGGACTCGCCGCCAAGGCGACCATCGGAGTCGCCGAGCGTCTAGACCAGATCGATAAGTCGATCACGACGATCCTCGGTTCCCAGGCGCTATCTGGCCTCGTGCAGAAGGAGTTGCGGGACGCCAGCGCCGCGCCTGGTCTGACCTTCGAAGGCGCCGCGCAGGGTTTCCGCCGGATCGTCTCCGCCAGGCGGGACATTAAGCTGGCAACCGAAGCGGTGAAGGAGTTCGGTAACGCATTGGCTTTAGCCGGCGGAACAGAAGAGGACCTGCAGGGCGTCAGTTTGGCGCTCACCCAGATTCTTTCCAAGGCCAAAGTATCGGCCGAGGAAGTGAATCAGCTGGCGGAACGCATCCCAGCAACAAGGCGGATGATCCAGGGGGCGTTCGGAACTTCAGACAGCGAGGCGATCGCCAAGAGGGGCATTACACCGGATGCGTTCGTTCGCGGGATCGTAGAACAGGCCAAGCTGCTGCCGCGGGCGCCTGAGTCGATGACGAGCCAGTTGAAGAACGTGCGCGAGGACTTCCGGGCGGCCATGGGCCTCATTGGAAAGGATGTCGCCGCCGTACTTCTGCCGCTGCTTAAGAGCGCGACGGCCGCGCTCCGTTCGTTTGTCGATGGTTTTGCCCAGTTACCAACGTCCATTCGCCAGTTCGCCGTGGTGTCGGCGCTCCTGGCCGCGACCCTCGGTCCGTTGCTAGTGACCTTGAGCGGCATTGCCCGGGTGGCCTCAACCGTGGCGCAGGTAATGGTCGTATTGCAGGCATCCCACGCCCGGGCCACGACGGCCGCGGTGGCGAACACGGCCGCGGTGACGGCCGAGGCGCGGGCCTACGACGCATTAGCTGTCTCCGCCGGGCGGGCGTCGGCGGTTCAGGGCGGCGGCACCAGCACAGCGCTTGCTCGAAGCGGCATCGCGTTCACCGGCGGTACGGCTGAACTAACCACTATGGTCTCCGCCACCCGCACCGCGACGGTTGCTGTCGAGGCCTATTCCGGGTCCGTCGCCGCCGCCACCGCCGCCGGCGCCTATTTCCTCACCATTCCCTTGGTCGGTTATCTGCAGGGCGTGGGCCGGGCGTTCGGTGATCTCATGCAGTCGACACACTCGGCGATCGTCTTCAACGAGAATCTTGGCACCACGTTCGATGCGACCGGGAAGCAGGTTGAGAAGTTCGGCGATCGGGTGAATAAGATCAGCGGGACGCAGGAAGGCGGTTTAGTAAAGATCTTGATGGCTGCGGCGCGGGAGGCACGCGACCTCGCCACCGCTCTGGCAAAAGATTTGTTCGAACCGCAGCGCGTGGGGATGAAGGCATGGGCGGACCTGATCGGCCCGACCTTCGATTCGCTATCGGAGCGTTATAACGACTTTGTCGACAGGGTGTCCAAATCGCAATTCGCGAAGGATTGGTTGCTGCCGTTACAGGAACTTATCGACGCGGGTAAGCGCCGGCTGACCGTTGAAAAACTGGGCGAGGACGCGATGAAGGCGGCCCAGACGTTGAGCGCCAAGGGCGACCGGGAACAGGCCGAGCGGGCCGGCGCACTGAAAAAGCGCGGGGAAGAAGACACCAAACGGTTGGAGGAGGACGCCAAGATTGCCGCCCGGCGGGCCGAGTTGACTCGCGACTTGCGCTTGGAACTCACCAAGTCCACCACCGAAGCCGAACGCGCCGGCAAAGAAATCTCGGAGGTGCAGCGCGTTGCCGCCGATCGCGCCCAGGAGCGGGTGAACATGATCGAGCGCGAGGGCGCCGCCGTCGGTCACCTCCAGAAGAAGTTGTTCGACATGGCGACCACCCAGAAGATCCTGGAAGCCGACCGGAAGAATTCGCAGGCCCGGATGGCCGAGGCCACCAAGTTCCGGGATGCCGCGATGGAGAAGGAGTTGACCGGCCTGGCGAAGATCGCCGAACAGCGCCGGCAGGCCGTGGCCGCGCTCGGCACGGACCTATCGTCTGCCGACCGGACCAAGGCGATGGGAGTGATTGATGCGGGGACCGCCGCGCTCACCACCAAGTACATGGACCAACTGCTCAAAGAGTCGACGGACTTCTTTAACCAGTCGGTCAAGATCGCCGGCGAGGGTTACGACAAGCTCGAGGAGCAGCGTCGGGAGTGGCTCGAAAAGGTGAAGGCGTCGCCGGATGCGGTCAAGCAGGTGACCTTGGCGATCGCCGCACTGGAGAACAAGCTCACTCGCGACCTCGAGCGCGAGTATGCCGCCCGGGAAGCGGCGCGTGGGCTACGCGGTTTGGACGCGCAGCGCGACTCCTACTTGCGCCAGCTCGAACTGCAGCACGCCCGGGAGATGGAGATCGAGACCTCGTACGGGCACGAGAACATGAACCGCCGGATCCAGTACGAGCAGGACCGCCTGGCGGTGGAGCGCGACTTCGCCGAGCGGCGCATGCAGATGGAAATCGAGGCGATCGAGAAGCGGCGGGATCTTGCGATCAAGGAGGCTGTCACCGACAAGCAGAAGGACGACATCCGGCGCAAAGCCGGGGAGGACACCAAGGACACCCGGCAACAGACGCAGATCGACATCGACGCCAAGCGCCAGCAGACCGCCATCCGCCTGGAGGAGATCATCCGGGCCGAGAACCAGAAGACGTTCGACGCGTTCAAGCGCGGTTACGATGACGTATTCGACGCGCTGATCCTCCGGACGAAGTCCTTTAAGGACGTCATGAAGTCCATCATGATCGCCACGTTCGTGACGCCGATCAAGGAGGCGACGGGGAACATATTCGCGAAGGCGATGACCGATATCTTCGGCGTGAAGCGGGGCGGCGCGGCCAGGATCCAGAGCAAGCTGGAGCTACCGAACCGGATAGGGGACATGCAACTCCAGGGCGGCGCTATCCCGGTGGTGATTATGGGTACCTCGCCGCAGGCGGCCAGCCAGATTGCCGCGCCGACATCGACCGCCCTGTCCCGGTTGGGGAATCTGGGCGGGTTCCTCGGTGGGTTAGGTACGCTCCGGGGCACACCGCCATTTGTCCCTGGCGGCACGGCCACTTCGCAGACGATCGATTACGGCGGCGGAAAGATTTCGCTCGGTGGGGTGTCCTACCCGGGCACGCCGCCCATTCAACCGGAAGGCGGCGGCGCCGGTGGCGGCATTACCGGCGGTTTGACCGGCGCGTGGAAGGGGATGCTTGGGGACATCACGAAGCTCGGCAATATCGGGCAGGGCGCCGGCGGCGCGGCCGCGAAGGGAGTGGGAGGTTTAGGTGGCGGCTTGATGACGTTGGGCGGCGCCGGGTTAATAGCGGCCGGCATGTATAAGGGCGGGTGGAGTGGCGTTGGCATGACCACGGCCGGCGGGGCTTTGATCGGGGCCAAGTTCGGCGGACCGATGGGCGCAGCGATCGGCGGTGCAGCCGGTTTCGTGGCGGGCATGATTCGCAAGCAGTTCAAAGGAAAGGACGAGCAGATTATCGCCAAGGTAAAGAGCATGTACGGCGTCACCCTGGATAAGAAGTTCGCCATGGACCCGATCGGCGCGATCGTGCAGTCCAAGTACGGCGGGAATCTGGACGTGGGCCTGCGCTCGGCCGAGGTCCGCGACCTGGTGAACCTGTACGGCCGCTCGACCGGCCAGGCATACGGGATTGCTAACAAGGCCTTTGGGGTGGGGTTGGAGCAGACCGGCGGCGTACTCAGCCAGTACGCGGCCCGCGCCGACGGCTTGAACGTCGCCTACAGCGGCGGTTCGCTCGGTCTATCGGGGCCCGTGGACAAGCTGGTGACCTCGACCGTGGGCGACACCAGCGGCATGGCGCAAACCATCAACGTTCAATCGTTGCAGCTGCTTGTGAACGGGCAATCGGCGGCGGCGGCGCTCTCAGCCGGCGTGGTGGAGAATCCGGCCGCGGTGGCCCAGGCGACCTTGACGGCGAACCGGCGCGGCATCAATCGGCGGGAGAACGTAAGCGTGCAGCAGACGCCGGGCCTGCTGATGTCATAGGAGCGAACGATGGCGATTGGCAATGTGCAGAACGCGGTTCCAACAGGTGTATTCCCCCACGCATTAGCGCGGCACTTCGTCCGCTCGAGTTCGTGGTTAGGCCGGGCCAATCGCTACGCCGACGGCAGCCAGCAGGGCGTGTCCCTGGTGGCGACGGCCCGCGAGTTGTGGGAGCTCGAGTACGGGATGCCGGCGGCGCTGGCGACGGTCATGCGGGAGTTCTACGTGGCGCATGGCGGCCCGATGGTGCCCTTCTACTTCTACGACCTGGTGGAGACGCAGCCGCGCTATAAGACCGACCCGACCGGCGCGTCCACCTTCGGCCGCTACGTGTGCCGGTTTGATTCGCCGTGGGACCAGCAGATGGGCGTCGGTTCGCTCCGCATCGGCGCCGGCATGCGGATCATCCAGATCGCCTGATTTTTACAGTTTCTCGATGTCGCTTCTACGGATCCGCAATCCGCGCCAGTCGGTAACCTCCGACAACCGGCCATCGCGCAGGAGGGTTCTCAAGGCGCCCACTGGGAGTCCGGAGTATGCAGCGGCCGCAGTCAGGTCGAGAAGGTCCTCGTTTTCATCCTGGCCTGGTGCGGGTTCCCGCTGATCTCCGTGGATGGGTTCTTTCTTTTTCATCACTGCTGTCAGCATATGGAACACCTAATACATTTGGCAATCAACCGCTGATCCGGACTTTTGCCGCGAAAGTCCAGACTGTCTCTAACCGGAGTTTGCAATCATGGAGACGCTTCGACATCTCCTGGCGTCGAGGGAGCGGGCCGGCACCCATTGGGTATCTTTTCCCGGCCCGCGCAACAGTCCCGGTGCTTTCCCGCCTACCTATTCCCACCGGGACTGTTGCTCTACAGCGTGTTGAGGTCCGAGCGGCGGATCCGCCAGCCGCGTCCGGTCTTGATGGCGGGCAGCGTACCGTCTCGCAGGAACCCTTTTAGCGTGGCCACCGGCAGCCCGGAGTACTCGGCGGCCGCGT